GCTCGGGTGTGGGGTCGGTCCTTCGACTCCAATCCCTACTTCGCCCACTCGTACATGAACTTCAACTACGCCATGGCGTCGTCGCATTGGGACAAGGGCTTTGTCGATGCGCACAACAAGCTGGCAACAATCAATCGGGGAGCCAAGAATGGCTGAGTTCGCGGTGCCTGTGTCAACGGTGCGCATCCACTACGTTTGCGACCATTGCAAGATCGGTAAGATGCGCTTCACCGAAGTCTGCCTGTCGTCCATGCCCGAGCAGTACGGCCACAAGTGCGACAACAACGCGTGTGGTGCCAGCGGCTACATGGACAAGATCTATCCGCGCATCGAGTATCGTGAGTTCAAGCCGCAGCCGACGCTATCGCCGCTGATCCAAATAGGGGCCAGCGATGGAGCCTGATCCGGAAGTTATGCGTGCGTTGGAAGAAGCACAGCGTACGCAGGAGCAACTGGATGAATTGTGGAAATTGTTCGATTTGCTGGATTTTGTCGGTTCGATAGGTGACACACCGTTTTCCTGTTTTTAGCCTCGTCACGGCTACCCCAGGAGCTTAAAAACGGTACCCTATGACCGATGTTTGAGTGAGGAACTACATGGCTGAACGGGTGAAAGTGTTAGGTTGGGACGGCGATAACCTGCACATCGAATACGAAGACGGACGCGGTGCGGTGCTGTTCAACTGCAGGTTGCTGTCTATGGACGAGCCCGGGAACATGCACCCGGCTGGCGCCGAGCAGGAGATTAGTGTTACGTTGAAGTTCGACTTCGGCTTAAGCGGTCGTGGTTGAAAAGAAAAAGGCCCGTACGATTCGATTAAGATTCGTACGGGCCTTTTCCATTGCAGCTGTTTGTTACTTCACACGAGCAGCCATCGCTTCGACGATATTCGAAGCCTTCGTCGGCTTCTTTTTCTTCGGCTCGGGATTCGCCGGCGCCTTTGCCTTGTGCGGTTTGCTCAGCTTCGGCTTCGGCATGTGCTTGGCCTTGGCGGCTTGCAACTTGCGTGCGGCGTCGACCAGGTTCTTGCACGTCTGCACAACCGGCACGTCCGCTTCCCACTTCGCGGGCTTTTCCTTCTTGGCACCCGGGGTCGGCACGTACTCGACGGCATCGCTTTGAACCACCGGCACGTCGGCCTTCCAGCCAGCCGGCTTCACTTTCTTCGCGCCGGGCGTCGGTTCGTACGTGACCTTATCGCCGGCCGCCAGGCGTTGCATTGCTTGGAGTTTCATGACTCATCCTTGAGGTGATCGAGTAGCGCTTTGTTCTCTTTGAGGATCTTGGAGATGCCAGGATTCAACTCGCTGGGCTTTCCCGTTCGATCCATGCCGGACATCCCTTCCAGAGACACGGTAAACATACCGAGCTCTTCCTGGCCTTCCGGGTCGATGTGCATGGACGGCAGCACGTAGATGTCCACACGCACGCCGTCATCGTTCGGGTGCGCCTGCACCTCAACCGTGCGATTGTCGATAGACGGGTAACCACCGTCAGTCGAGAACGTGTAGCCGTAGCGGGAACCCCAGCGCTTCAGTCGGTCGGCCATCAACTTCTGATTGCCTTTCGACATCTGCTTGGCCGCGGTCAGCTTGAGGCGCGTGGCGGCTTCCAGCTTTACCATAGTCGTTTCTCCTTTAACGGGGCCTGTGCAAGCGCCCCTACGACCTGGTTAGGCCAGCGTGCCGTTGTTGACCATGTCCACGATGTCCTGCATGTACTCCGGCGCCCACGAGAACAGCTTGCGGTAGTACTCGATCTGCTGCGACTTGTCTTCGCGGCTGATACCCGCTTCGACGATCTTGCGGTTGACCGACTTCGGCACCGGCACGCGCGCCATGAAGGTGACCATGCCGTAGTCGACTGCCATCGGCGCCTGCGTCGTGTGCGACATGACACGCACTGCGTCGTCACGCGTACCGATTGCAAAGCCGTAGTCCATGTCGCCGGCCGGGTTCACGAATGCGACCAGCTCGTGCTTCGCGGCCTTGGCCATCGCCAGCATGCGAATGCCGGGGATGTCAGCACGGCGATGCACCGACGCCTGCACCAGCTCCGACAGATCTTCCATCGCGTGGCGCGTCAGATACTTGCCGGCGGCGCCTTCGTGGATTTCCCACGTCGAGCGGTCGTTGTTGTCCATCATGATGTTCGAGCCGAGCGCCTTGTACGAGGCACGCAGTTGCTTCTCGTCGATCACGCGCACTTCGCGGTTGGCGCGCAGGTAACCGACGGCGATGCCGGCCTTGACCACGCGGAAGCTGTTCTCGATCGGTGCAGCCTGGTGGTCCAGCTTCGCTTCCAGCGCCTCGCGGATCGTGTCCTTGTTGTGGCTGCCAGTGAACGAGATGATGACCTTGGCGATGGTCGGCGTTTGCATCGTGAAGTCCGTGATAGCCACGGTCGATGCGCTGATCTTCTTGAGATTCAGATCCATGATACCTTCCTTTGTGAAGATTGATGTAGCGATTGTGAACCTCCCGGGATGCAAACCCCGGTGGCTAGTACAACGCGAAGGTGTCGACCTCATCAGGAGGCAGATCGCCCTCGCCGGTCAAAGGCAGCGCAACCAGTGGTCGCGTTTGCCCTGCATACTGATGCTTGCTGTCACTACAATACTGAATGTTGCCATCCACGATGAAGTAGTGACACAGACCCGGCATGTTGATCGATGGGCCAAACGTCGGCTTGAACGGGTTGCCGTTATACGTCCATTTAGCTGAGCAGTGATTCGGCTCCTCTACGTGGATGAGGTGAAACTGCTCACACCCTTCGCAGTAGTGGACGAGAGCCGGCCCCCACTTTGCCAAGATTGGGGAAAGGATCACGGCTCTGCGGCGCTGGACTGCGTTGTTCATCCATGCCTGCGTGGTCATTCGCGTACTCCTCGACTGATGCGTCCCACGCTTCGTCCGGGATGTTGCCTTCGGACGCGTAGGTGCTGAACATGTCGACCACGGCCTGAATCATTTGCTCGTCATCAGGTTCGTCCGCGGCAACGATCAACGCTGCATGACGTCTGCGGTTACGATTATGATTACGGTGAAAATGCGAGTCGTGGTTGTCGTCTTCATCGTCCTCGTCCTCATCATCCCAGTCGTCGGCATCGTCCTCGCGTTCATCATACTTCGACTCCCACTCCTTCTTCGTCTCGGAGATCCAGGTGTTGCGATCTTTCCAGTAGCCGTAAGGACTGATGCCTTTGTTGCCGGACGCCTTCCACGCAGCCGAGGACACATGCTTGACCTCTGACTCATCCTGTTCGGGACCTTGCGTTTTGAGACGCTTGATACCCTGCTTGACCAGGTTGCCCAAGGCCGGTTTGGCGATATGCTTCAACGCCATGAAGGTCAGGAAGCCAGCCGGACCAGACACACCCAGCGCACCCGCAAGCGCCGCCGAACCGAGAACGGTCAGGCCGATCTTGCGCATGTTCTTCCAGTCACTCTTCGAACCCTTATCCTGGAGGATGTTGGGAATCGACGTGAGGGCATGCGCCAGCTGCTTGTTGTCCTTGTAGACGTTCTTGGCGATAGCCTTCGACCGCTTCTTCAGCGTCTTGCCAAGAGCCTTGCGCGACTTGGAGCCAGCCGCGGTGTCACCTGACTTGATGAACTGCTGACCCTTCGCCGGCAGCTTATGAATCGCCTGCTTCGCTTTCGGCGTGCCACCCGGATTAGCTGGCGGCTGTTTCTTGACCTGCTGCACCTGTCGTTTCTGTTGCGGCTTCTGCTGCGGCGATTGGTTGGTCGGCGCAACCTGCGTTCCTGGTTTGGTAGCAGGTACGTTACCTTTGCGCTTCCACCCCTTGGCATACTTCGACTCAGGGTGTTCCTTGACGTACTGCTCCTTCATGTCGTCGGTCAGCGCATCGAACCATTCACCGTCAGCAAGAAGCAGCCGCTTAGCCGCTTCGAGCTTCATGGTTTGCCTTTTACTTAAACGTCGTCGGTCCAGTCGTAACGGAACGTGACCTGCGGTTGCACCGTGTTCGATGCGCCACCGTCCATGTTCACTTCGCCATACGTTTCCGGCCACAGGCCATAGACGTTGATGGTACGCATCACCTGCGGGATGTCGTTGTACACGACCATCTGCGCATTGACCTTGTAGACCGAAGACACGCTACCCGTGTTGTTCTTCCACGAGCGAATCGACTCACGCCATTTGCGAATCTTGGAACGCGTCGACCAGTCGCTCGTCTCCAGGAACTGAACGTTGGTTTGGTGCGTGTAGATCGCGCGGCCGGCGAAGTTGAGGACCACACCGTGCAGCGGCACTTCCACGTTGTCCAAGCCGAAGCCCGGCAGGTCCATGGTCATGCACTTGAACGTGAGGTCACGAGTGTCAGACGAACCCGGAATGGTCGGCAGGAACAAGTCGAAGTTCCACGACTGCGCCGGGTCGCCTACACTCTGAACGTCAAACAGGCTGGAACGAGCCATGTTGATACTCCTGAGTTATGTTGCTGAATCACATCATGCCGTTCGGCACGGGATTCTGGATGTTCGTCAGCGAGGGACTTGCGTCCGCGCTTTCTTCGGTTACATCCATGTCGTCCGTGCCTTGTTCGTTGCTGGTGTCGCGCACGGCATCTTCGATTGCATCTGCCCCATAGGACGCCGACTCGCGCTTGGCCGATGCAATCAGACGTGCCGCAGCGTTCAGCTTGAATCGTTGTTTCTGGCTCATTGCTCTCTCCGTTAATGGGTCAGCCGTTTTCACAGCCGACCCGTGCCGTTGATTACTGCGTGGTACCGGCGACTTGCGACAGCACTTCCGTGAAGGACACGCCTTGCTTGGAAATCACCACCTGCAAATCGATCTCGTGGATCGGGATCTGCGGGACGATGATAACCGTCACGGTGCGGATGCCGCTGTTGAACTGCGCTGCGGTGTTGTTGCGCGAATCGGACACCACGTCGAAGCTCGAGATACCGCGGGCGTTCTGCACCAGCTGCAGATACGCCGAGCACGACCCCACGATCTGACGACCAGTGAAGTCGTCGTTCGGCTCTTGCAAGCTGAAGATCAGGAAGTTATACAGCGACACCTTAATGACGTTGACGATACGACGCACCGACAACCAGGACAGCGCCGACTGCTGGGCAGCCAACGTCTGTTGCTCCCACAGCGCGATACCTTGACCAACGAAGGTACGCGTGTAGTTGACCTGAGCCTTGAACAGGTTGGTCGACTGGCCGTCGTCATACGTGTGGCGCGTCTTCAACACCGGCACCAGGCCGCGGTTCAAACCAGCCGGCGAGAACGCGGGGTTCGCCACACGGTCGGTACGCGCACACAGCGCTGCAGCCCAGCCCGAGAACGGCACGTACTGCTGCTTGCCGTTGATGTTGTCGCTCTCCAACACGTCCGGACAGAACAGTGCCGAGTACGTCGAGTTGAGGTTCAGCTCCAGGTTGCGATAGTCGATAGCCGCCTGGAATTGCTGCGACGCCGACGGCACGTCCAACAGGCCGACTGCGTCACCGCGTTGCTGCGCCAACGTGTCCATCGCCAACTGCACGTTCGGATCGCTGTGGCCCGAGTTCAGCAGCAGGTTGACGCCATACAGCTGCTTGTTCGAGAACTGCGCCCATGCAGCCGCAATGTCGAACGACGTCGGAGCCGCACCCGAATCACCACCGTCCATTGCCGTCTGTGCCGCGTTACCAATCGTCGGCAGAGCACCAACGATGGCCGGGACATTCGACGTCACCTGAATGTATTGCGAGAACGGGTTGATGCGCTGCTCAAGCTCGGCTTCCAGGCCCGACGAGTCGGTGAAGTCCATCAACGTGCACTGGAACGGTTCGACCACCGCCGACTTCGATTGCGACAGGTCGTACACGTTGACCGTGAACAGCGGCGAGGCCGGGGGCAGATTAGCCGGCGACGTAATCGGCAGCTTGGTCGTATCCACCGTAACACCACCCGTGTCCACGAAGGACGAGGTGCCAGCGCCAACCTGTGCGATCAACCCGACGTTTGCACCCGTGCGGCCGTAAACCTTGTAGCCGATTGCGTTCGGATCCAGCGTCCACGCAATGGTATTCGCATTGGTCGTGCCTGCACCAGCGATAACCACCTGCACTGCAGACGACACCAACGTCTCGCTGCCGCCCGGGCCGATACTCGCCACCTGGTAGGCATATGTAGCCGCCGGCAGGATACCACCGGTTGCAGCCGAGTTCACGGTCACACCCGTCGGCGTTGCCGCGTTGGTCGACTGAATCGAGATCGCCGTCTGATCGGCGTAAGAGCCGGGGCCCTTGTTACCGTAGAACAGCGCGATTGCCGTGTGACCAGACGGCGTAATCGTTTCCCAGTCGGGCAGCGTCGGGTCGACCACCCCTGCGCTGATCGGCGTCAGATGTGCAGCACCCGCGTTGTCCACCGACAGCAGCACCGCGGAATACAGCGCGCCAGCGCCGACTACACGAAGACCCCAGAGGTCATTACCCTCGTTGAAGTAGTCGAGACCGCAGTAGACATCGAACGACACCTGCGCGTTCGGGTTGCCGTACATGGCCTTGTAGTCGTCTGCGTTGGTGAAGTGCAACGGGCCCGTCTGGCCTTGCGTCGAGACAATGGTCTGTCCGACGACTGCCGACGAAGCCGAGGTAATCACCTGCGACAGATTGATTTCCTGGATGCGAACGTCAGATGCCTGTTGTTGAAGGATCGACATTACTTATCCCCTTTATCCTGCGTTGCCTGCGGAGCAGTAGCGCTCGTTTCGGCTGTGACGGTCGGGGCCGTGGTTTGTGTGGCTTCCGACACTGCAGGTGCCGGTTGCGTGTTTTGATTCTCCGTCGGGTCGACAAACTTGATGCCGCCACCATTCAGCGCCAACCAGTTGCGGTCGATGGTATAGCCATCCGGCACATTGACCTTGCCGGGGCCCATCACACGCGTCGATCCCTTCGCTCCGTCCGCTACGCGAACGATGCCGACTTGCTTAGGCGTACGCCACGCATTGACGACATAGGGCTTCTTGAGATCCAACATTGAAACCTCCTACTTACGATTTCTCCGGGAACGGGAAGAACTGCGAGCCTGCCACGTTGGCATTGACTCCTGTGATCTGCGACACTACATCGAGATGGTTGATCTTACCAATCTCTTGAATCTCGGGTTCGGACACGTAACCGCGAATCGACGCATTGGTTGTGATCTTGTAGACCGCTTCCTGCTCCGTCTTGTTTTCGCCAGCTGGCACCTGTACCGAATCACCAAGCTCTACGTTGATACCGAACTGCACTCGGCCGTAGTTCACCTTGAACTTCATGAAGCCCGAGCGCCGCGCCATCGGCCAGCGCCGCAGGAAGGAACGTACCGATCCCGGATACACACCATCAAACTGGTTGGTGATATACGTGACCGTTATATCGAAAGTCGTCGGCACGAACTTCGCCCGTAACAACTTGTCGTCCCTGACCGCAATGTCGAAGCCGCGCCGCGCCATGTAGTTCGTACTGAACGTTTCAGGTGTGTTCGAGGTCGTATCGATCTTGAACCACGCATACGGATACTCGATGTCCTTGCCATCGAACAAGCGATTCAACACCTTCGTCTCGTCGTTGTCCTGGATGAACGCACACATCTTGCAACCGAACACCTGTTGAAAGCGTTTGTTCCAGCCTTCGAAAATGAAGTCATCGACGGGCTGCAGCATCGTCATCGCTAACTCCTGAAGTACAAAAAGAAAAAGGCCCGGCGGGATGTACCGGCGGGCCTTTTAGGGTCGCAGTGCTAACAGGTAGTTAACGCGCGCTTACTTCTTCGCAGCCGGCGTCGAACGCTGCTTGCGCATTGCTGCGAGCAACGCGGCGAATGTTTCATCGCCCTCGTCTTCTTCCGACTCGTCGTCGCCTTCATCGCCGTCTTCGTCCTCGTCCTCGGCGTCGTCTTCGGCAGCGTTGGTTTCCGTCGAGGCTTCGAGATCTTCATCGCCGCCCATCAGGTCATCCATCGAACCTTCGTCGAGGCCGTCGTCGATCTCGTCGTCGCCCATGTCGCCGTCAGCGTCGGCCTTGACAGCCTTCTTCGCCGTTGCCGGCTTCTTCGCAGCCTGTGCTGCGGCCGCGCGCGCTGCTTGCGCCTTGAACACTTGCTTGTTCGATGCTTCGAGGATCTGGATCGCGGTCACGCAATCGGGTTCTTCGAGAGCGGCTTGCAGGAGTGCAGCCGAACGTTCGAAGTTGCCCTTCTTGCCTTGGCTCAGTGCCAGCGCGACGAAGTCCAGAGCACGGTTATGCGCCTTCATCATGTGATTCTCCTGGATGTTTGAGAGGGTGTTGCCTTGCAACAACACCCATCGTCGCGATTAAACGCGCAGGCCCTTGGCGACCGAACGGCTGTTCGCCACCGACACAGCCAGCGACTCGTGCAGCACCCAGCCGCGACCCGGAACCTTCTCGACCACGATGTCCGTCGGTTGCGATTGCAGGCCGCCGCGATCCGAGTACGCGCCGTGGTTCGTTGAGTCCGAGATCACGTAGAACTCGCCAGCGCCCAGCACCTTGTGTTCCGGGTGACGGTATGCGTCGGAGGTGATCGTGCAACCGTACATCACGCCGAGTTCGCCGGTCAGCAGGAGCTCGTGGCGTGCGACCGGGTCGACCGCGCTGTAGAACTCGCTGTTGCCGATGATGTCCTGGTAGATGTCCGTTGCCAGGAGAACGTGCGGTGCCTTCAGGCCCCAGCGCGTCACGTTCGTCATCACTTGCGCGAACGTGTACGGCGTGAGCTGACCCGAGATGATCGACAGGTTGTTGTCCACGCCGACCAGCGCGTTCACCTGGTTGTACCACAGACGGTCTTCCGCCACCATGATGGCTTCCGTCGCTTCGACATACTTCTCTTGCAGCACGTCGCCAGCCGACTGGTTCAGTTCGTTCTGCGTCACGAACGGACGCGTAACAACCGACAGTTCCGGCGGCGTGAACCACTTGTCGCGCGTGATCTGCGATTCGATCTTCGTCGGCGACGTCGAATAGACGGCCGTCACGTTCTTCGTACGCAGCGGGAAACGCGGCACAGCGCCTTGCTCGACCGTGATTTCCGCGAGGTACTTACGCATGAAACCCTGACGGTTGCAGGTGAGGTACAGGCTTTCGGCCATGCGCTCGCCCAGCACCGTTTGCACGCCGCGGTCGTTGAACGCAGCTGCCAGGAGTTCCTTGTTCGTGCGCGTGTCGTTCTCGTTCTGCAGGAACACTGCATCGGCGACGACTTCGCGGTTCGCTGCAGCCGTCAGGAATTGCATCTGACGATTGAACAGGTCGCGCTTGCTCGATGCGTTCAGCTCGCCGCCAGCGCCGATAGCGCGTTCGCTCGTGCCGCGGAAACGCAGTTCCGATGCCGCAAATGCCGGGGTCTTCGCCGCACGGACTTGAACTTTCTGCTTCATTGTGATTCTCCGAGGATGTTGTGTACCGCGCGACGCCCGCTGAACTAGCCAGGCACCACACGATGTTCAGTCCGGCTTAGGCAGCCGAAAACTCGAGGCCGAGGAACGGCTGATCCTGCGAAGGAACAGCCACGACGTATGCACCGGTGATGGCGTTGCCGGTACCCGACTGGTCGGTGACCTGACCGTTGGCAGCGAGCTTGATCGCCGTTGCAGCTGCCCAGTTCTTCGACGCGTCGAACTCCGACGTGAACACCAGGCCGCGCTTGATGACACCGATCTGACCGACGTATGCGCCGACGTAGCCGCCGGGTTGCACGTCACCTTGCAGCGCGCGCAGCTGGATAACGCTGACCGCGTACTTGTACGTCACGACCACGTCGTCGCCGTTCGTCAGGCCGCTGATGTTAGCGCCCGTGACCGTGTAGCCCGTTGCAGCAGCACCCGTGGTCTTGTCGAACACGAACACCTGGCCGGCGACCGGCGTCAGTTGCAGCGTGACGATGCCCGAAGCGGGAACCGTGAATTCTTCGACCTTGTTCGTGTAGGACTCGGGGAACGGTGCAGCCGACGTGCCGGCGATTGCGAAGCCGACGAAGATGTCCGATGCTTGACCGGTCGAAGGCAGAACGCCTGCGGCAGCAGCACCCGACGCACGCACCAGAGCTTGGCCTTCCGCGAGGATGACCGCGCCCGGTGCAACGACAGCTTCAGCGCTGTCCACGAATTTCGAAAACGGCAGGTAGAAAGCCATTTGGTATTCTCCAGATGTTTGATGATGAGGCGACTATCGTTGTCGCCTCGTCTCCGTAAAAATACGGGTTGTGGATTTCCGATGTTACAGGGACATCGGGCGGTCACCGTTCAGGATCGCGAGCGCTTTAGCCGAGAGCTGAACCTTGCCCTTGCCACCTGCACGCGATGCCGTCACAGCTGCGGGTTGGAGACGACGTGCCGGACGCACCAATGCAGCCTGGATCGTGTCCGGTGCATCCAGTTCGTCATCGAACTCGTCAGCGAAGTCTGCGTCGGCACCTTCATCGCCAGCGCTTTCCTCGATCTGACCATTCGGGCTCGCCGAATCACCGAACAGATCGTCCTGATCTTCCAGGTCCGATTCGTCGGTCATGTCCAGCGCTTCGGCGATGGAATCGCGCGCAGCCTGCGACATTTGCGACAGCTTGTTCGCGAGCGTCACGATAGCCTTGGCATACGACACGCCATGCTGCGCGAACACACGCTGAACCATCTTCGAGGCACCGCGCACGCCTGCCGACTGCAGCTCTTGTTCGAGTGCAGCGCGCAGTTCGTTCTGCGTGTCCTTGAAGTGACGGCGGTTGATACCGACAGCCGCGATTGCCATGCACTGTTCGAGCTTGGCCGTCGAGCTGTGAGCCGAACGACGCACCGCAGCCGTAACCGTCTTGACCTTCGCTTCGACGCGCTTGTTCAGCACGTCCGACTTCGACACGTTGACGCGGGCCATTGCAAAGCCCATGGCGCTGAGGCCCTTACGCATGCCGGCCTTGGCCATTTCGACTGCGCACGCGTCCTGGAATTCGTCGGACATGTACTCGTCGGCATAACCAGCCTTCGTTGCCAGCTTCTTGCCCATGTGAGCAATAGCGCGCGTGCCCTTCAGTGCCAACAGACGCGTACCGTAAGCCGCGAACACCACGTCGTCGCCATCGTCGTTCATGCCGTCGATATCCACGATGGGCATATCGTCGCCGTCGCCCATCGGCTCAGCTTCGACTTCCGTGTCGTCTTCAACGTCGTCGCCGGTGAAGTTCTTGAATGCAGCGTCGTCAGCACCGAACTCGTCGCCCGTGCCTTCGCCACCCACGTCACCGCCGGCGTCGCCACCAGCTTCGTCTTCGCCGTCGTCCCACTCTTCGTCACCGGCTTCCAGCACCGATTGCGGGTTGCTGCCGTTGGACAGCTTGGCCGGCGCGTCGTCGAAGTCGGCTTCGATGGCGTCCGGATCTTCCAGGTCGTCGAACTGATCTTCGTCTTCCGACGCGTTCGTGAGATAGCCAGCGGCCGGATCCACGTCGTTCGGAATGTGGCCGACGTCCTGCGTGCAGTTGTCGTCCTTGCCGGTGATGTCCGCGTTGACTTCTTCCTCGTCATCTTCGTCGTTGTGACGCGGACGCTGGCTGGGGAGACGCCCAGCGTCGTCTTCGTCATCATCCGAGCCGGCCGGGAATTCAGCGTTGACCGGCTTACCGGCCTTCACCTTCTTCTTCGCTGCAACCGCCGGCTTGTTCTTCTTCGAAGAAGCTTCAATCGGCGTATGCGTGTTGCCACCGGTGTCGTCTTCCGGATCGATCAACGTGCCCGGCGACTGGTGGTTCAGCAGTGCACCCGCTTCATCCTGCGCAGGCGCGTTGGTTTCGTTCTTGAAGTGAGTGCTGGTGCTAGCTCGCACTTGCGTCTTCTTGAGCTTCATGGTTTATCCTCACAAGGTTTCGTGTATGGGAGGGTATGGGCGCCCGTATCCTCGCACTGATTAAAATTACAGTTTGCGTGCGATTGGTGTAAAAGTGGCCGTTCCGCAGAACGCAAGGCGGAAAAAAGGCCCGAGCCGAATGAACGGGTCGGGCCTTCGTGTTGCAGTTGTGTCTAGCGCGAGTTACTGCTTGCCGAACTCGATCTGCACTGTCTCGTTCGGATCCTTGTGGAATTTCTTTTTCCAGCGATTGAACGCGTCCTTGGTGATAACACGCACTAGTGCATCACCTTGACGGTAAGCATCCATGTCGCCGCTGTATTCGTGGTCGAGCTTGAGGCCGTGCTGCTCGAGTTTCTTGCGAATCCCGTTAAGCTTTGCCAAAGGCGTGACCGCGGTATTCAACATCAAGTCGCCGTTCTTCTTGGGTGCCGGGTGTTTGAACTGAACACCAAAGCTCTCAAGCAGATTCTGCAGGTCTTCCGGGCTGTCGATAGCCGCCGCAGTGATCGCGGTGGCCTTCAGGCGCATTGCTGCTTCGAGTTTCATGTTCATCCTTTATTCGTCGAACGGATAGGTGAACACCGGATCCTTCACCGGCGTAACATCAGGGCCTGACGCACGCAGCGCAGGTGTCAATGGTTGTTGACCAGCCGCAGCCCACGGATCCCACACTTCGTCCGACAACGCCGGTGCCCATGCCGGGTCGGCAACAATCGAACACTCGATGGGAGCAAGACCGTGCGCGTTCAGGAACGCCAGATGTTGCGAGCCGTCGAAGTCCTTGACCGAGCGCCAGTTGACTGCCTTGGTCGACTGAATGTGCGGACAGACATACTTATCGTGACACTCGGCGCCGCAGAACGAACAGGTGAAGGCATCGACCATGGCACCCATCGAGTAGGTGTTGATCTGCTTCGTCAACACCTTCTGCGCAACATCCGGGTACTTGTTCTTGTCGATAGCCAGCAGACCCATCACCTTCCACAGCTTGCCGCCACCGAAGCCGGTGACCTTGTGCAACGACGCGTCGAGAATCACGCCGTACGCCTTGGTGTGATCCTCGTTGTCATGCTCGAGGTGTACCGGACAGCCCTTCCACGCCTTGTACGCCATGCGCGAGATCGGCGGCGGTTGCCACTTCGCCAGCTCGGTAATCGGAAAGCCGATGCCGTTGCGGTTGGGAATGTCCGACGGACAGATCAGCGTGTTGACCAGGATGTAATCCTCGATCTTCGGGCTGATGTGGTACTCCTTCGCGCAGAAGGGCAACCATGTCGGATAGTCGAGCGCGTTGACCATCGACTTGTCACGCTCGAGATCGACGGTCTCGGTCGCCTGCACCGTCGGCGTGGCCAGCAGCTTCGTATTCAAGGCATCACGTTGCGCGTCCTGAACCGATGCGTGCGTGTGCTTGTAGACGGGCTTGAGCGCCGTCGACTTGTCCTTCTTCAGACCGTTGGACGCGGTCAGAAATGATTGAGGCATACGCATGACTGCCTCCTTAACGGGACACGACGTAGACTTCACCCGGCGCGGTGAACGCAATCTTGATGACCGAGAACGCCTTGACGCGCTGGACAATGCCGTCGGCCGGCGCCAACGTGAGCGGTTCGACCCAGGCTACGGCTGCCTGAATGGTCGGATCGGGGTTAGCTGCAACAGCGGGGTCTTGCAGCGTGAATGACAGGGTGGCTCCGCCAGTCGTCTGGAAGAAGTAACCCTGGTCGAAATGTGTCGTGCAATCGCCAGCCGTCAGATACGCAACATCCCCTGTCTTCCCGACGAGGCCGACCCAGCCAAGCGCGCCGTTGAAGTTGGTTGCAGCTCCGATGCCATTGACACCGGAGCCACGGATGTAGCTGGTTGGGCGATTGCCAAGTACCTTAGCACCCGACATGTGAATCCCCTATTATTGCTTCGGTTGTGCTTCGTCGGCAGGCTTGTCTTCCTGCGTTGCTGCCTGGGCGGCTGCGGCTTCTTGAGCTGCCTTCGCATCCGCAGCTTCTTGAGCTGCCTTCGCATCCGCAGCCTTAGCGTCAGCTGCGTCCTGGGCAGCCTTAGCGTCGGCGGCTTCTTGAGCTGCCTTCGCGTCGTCAGCTGCCTTGGTATCGGCTTCGGACCCCACAACCTCAGCTGCGGGAACGTCTTCGGCCGCCGGCATTTCCTTCGCGTCCGGGTGGCCCGGGAACAGCTCGCTCAGCAGGTGTGCCGGATACGCGAGGCCGTACAACACCTGTTCCTTCGTCAGGCCGAACCTGAAGTGGGCGAAGTCGTGCAGTGCTGCGAAGTCCTTTGCGACGAATTCTTCGCCTTCGGAGACGATATGGCCGGCTTCCGCCATGGCCTTCTTCAGCTCACTGTAAACGAATGCTTTGATGCTCATTGTTGACTCCTGACAGGGCGAGTAGAGAAAAAGAAAGGGTGCGACCCTTTCGAGTGCACCCTTAAATTGAGGATTGAGGTTTAGAACAAACCGTCTTGTGAATCGTCTTCAGCCTGTTTCTTCTGGCGAACCTTCATCTTCGACAGCCGCTTGAACTCAGCCTTCAGCTCCTTCAGGTTCGATACGCTGAACCCTGCCGCCACGATCTGATCCAGCATGTGCGCCGTCTGCGTCGGCGTCGGTGCGAAGTACGTCATCTCGTCAGGCGACACCTTCCAGATCACGCCGGTGGCCTTGTACTTGATTGCGTTCTTCGACGCCGTCTGACCCTGCATCGGCAGCGCGATGTACGCCACACCGTCCTGAATCAACGGATACGGCTTGATCGACTTCTTGTCGTTCGAAGCTTTCTGCTCCATACGATAGAAGTTGCGCACCTTCTGCTTGGTCGCCCACTGCACCGAATCCTTGTGCTGTGCAATGGCGCCGGCCTTCATCAGCTGATACATCTGATAGATCGCATTGCTGACGCCTTCCTTGCGCAGAGCTTCGTCAATCGTGAAGCCCTTCTCGTGCCAGAGGTCGAACTGATTCTTCAACATGGCCGGGCGCTTCATCTGCGCAAAGTAATACGGCGCCGTCGGGCGGAAGCCCATTGCCTGCAGAGCCTTCGCAGCCGTCTCGTTGGTCGGCAGATACGAAACGCCAAGGAAGCCGTTGATGACGGTCAGGGAGAGCTCGACCGACAGATCCTGCTGCATCTGCTTGTCGCGCTTCTTCTTCTCCTTCACGTTCTTCTTCTCTTCTTCTTCCTGCTGACGCTTCACGTCCTTGCGATCCATACGCCACGCGTCTGCCGGCACGTCGATAGGTGCCGTCACCGGCATGTCACCGACCTGCTTCAACAGGCCATCGCGGATGTCCTTCGGGCTTGTCACCGAACGCAGCAACAGGTAACACGTCGACCAACGGCAACGCACGCTGTAGCCACCGTCCAGATCAACGATAACGTCCTGCATGCCCAGCGTGTTGATCGAACGGCACCAACCGTCACCGAACTGCGTGTGCAGACGACGGCCTTTCATCAACTGCAGCAACGCCTTGTTACCGGACGGGTCGTTCTCCGGATCCTTCTCGATGCCAGCCTTGTCGAAGTCCTGTTGCAACAGCGGCGACTTGAGGTAGGTGTCCATGCGAATCAGACCTTCCTGATCCTCTGCATAGATGCCCATGCCTGGCACATACGGCACGTGTTTCATCAACGCGCAATCCGGCGGCGTCGGTGCCGACTCGACCAGTGCCAGCTTCGGGTCGTGTCCGTGCGTCGCGCGATAGTCAGCGATGTAGCGCTTGTACTCGTCATCGCGGATGTTGCGGTACTCGCGGTACTGCTCGTTGTACGGCATCAAGGTTTCGAAGTAGTCATTCTGCTTCTGAATGGTCTTCAACTTCATCTTGATGAGCGGCAGATTCTCCAGCCGTTCGAACTCGGGGTTGTCCACGTTCTCGAACTTGCCGACCGCAATCGTCTTCGAGATCAGACGCGCCAGCTTCGTCACGTCGACCGTCTTGTTGGCGATGATCCAGTCATAGAAGATCTTGTCGCGTTCGTCCTGCGGCTTCTTCAGCTCCGGACGATTGATACGCGAGTTACCCTGCTCGAGCTGACCAGGATTCCAGATACCTTCCATGCGAATCAAGCGCGAACAGAACTGGAAGTTCAAGCCTTCTTCCATCGAAGTCGAGATGCCGACCATCCACTTGATCGTGTCGTCATTCTCGAAGCGCGCACCGTCTTCCATCTTGGACGCTGCCTTATACAACAGGCCGCATTTCTTCAGGTCCGGCGGGGCCGAGTTGAAGATCTCCTCGGCGGTCGCTTCGTATGCCGTGAAGATCAGCACCTTGCCGGGGAACGGACCGTATTGCACCGAGGTGCCATCGTCCTTTTCGACCTTCGTGCCGAACAGGTGCGCACGGATACGCTCGTGGCACTTTGCGACCTTCGGGCTCAACAGGTCTTCGCCCTTCAGCGACGTTTTGCCCAACGGGTCACTGCCCGGTGCACCGGTGTACTGCTCGATACGTGCCAGGTACGGACGCAGTGCGTTGGCTACAGCTTCGCCGCCGTCTTCGTCCTCGGCCTTGTCGTCGAGTTCGTCGCCTTCTTCGTCGGTTTCGCTGCCGCCGTTCTCACCGTTGCCATTACCATTACCATTGCCGTTCTCGTCATCATCGCCGGCCGGGCCCTTCGGCTTCTCGTCTTCCTCAGCTTCCAGGAACTTGCGCAGCGCTTCGTTGCCCTTGGCGGCTTCCTTGATCTGCTCAATCGTCTCCTTGAAGATGATGTCATAGACGCGCATCTGCTCTTCGGTCAACGACACACCGATAATGCGTTCATCCTTCGGAGGCAACAGCGCAGCCCATTCCTTCCGCATCGCACCCGCCACCACGACGTGCTGACGAATGATGTGGTTGATGTCCTGGGCGAAGCCATGTCGCCATTCGATCACGCGGTCGCCGCTGATCTTCTCACCGAAACGCTGCTTGAACTCCTGCGGCGTGCCGAAGATCGTCGGGTCCATCATGGCGATCTGCATGGCCAAATCCTGCGGGCCATCGTGAGCCATGGTACCCGAAGCCAGACGCTTCTTCGGGATATCAACGATCAGCGCCATACAGGCGTTGGTACGCTGCGACTTGTTCTTGACCTTCTGCGACTCGTCCATCAGCACATAGCCGAATTGGAATTGACGCAGGAACTCAATCACCGGATACACCGCCACCGGCGTCGTGCCGTAGCACAGCGCTTCGTTGCGATATGTCAGTGCGTCGTAATCACACACCACGATGGTGTTACGCGGCGCGTTCACCAGCATGGCTTCCAGGCGCTTCCAACCGTTCTGCGAGATCGCAAAGCTGTTGATGGCGATGGCGTTGACCTTACCACCCGTGAAGTAAACGATTTCCCGGATGTAGTTCGCGACCAGGTGGCCCGGACACATGATAAGGTACGGTTCAGAGCGGTTCGCCTTGATCTCGTACAGCACGTCCGTGATAGCCAGCACCGACTTACCGCCGCCAGCCTGCACCGGCAGGATCGCGAAGTTCGGGCTGTCCTTCAGCAGGTTACGCACCTTCGCCTGGTGCGGCAGGAACTTGATGCCGTCCTTGTTTGCGAGAGGAATCGCCGGGGGCGTCCAGTTGGGGTCGACCTTCTGACTCAGCGCCGCGTGACGCTCGGTTGCCGAGGTCGCTTCGTGCGTTGCGTACTCGTCCGTGTACTTCGCGACCATGATGATCCACGGATAGTTCGTCGCCACGTAGGCCACCGAGTACTTGTTGTACACGGCATCCATGTTCGAGGCGATGCCCTTCTCGACCAGCTTGAGGTAACGGGCGATGGCACGGAACGGCGGGAACTCTGAGTTGGTCGCGATGTCTTTCAACGCCGGCAGCTCGTTATGCAGCTCCTTGAACGCACGCGCAGCGACTTCGAAGAAGTCAGCCGGGTCCTGCGCATCCGTCAGCTGGTTCTGGAACATGCGGGCTTCCGGCCACTCAGCCGGCAACTCGATGTCCTTCACCGTCGGCTGGAACGCCGACTTCATGACGCCACCAGCTTCACCCATCAGGGCCCACGCGTTGATCTGCTTGGCCTCGGAGATGGTAAAGCGATTCAGCAGGTTGACGATGTGCGTCGAGTTGCACGCGCGATAACGCACGAGATCACGCACCTGCATCATGCCGGCTGTGTCGGTGAACGCGTACTTGGCATTCAGCCAGTCAACGAACACCGGGATGTTGCGCGGCAGCTTGACCTGTTGCGTGTCATCGCCGAACTCCATGGCGCCAGCGGCTTCAGCCATGTCGGTCAGGGCGAACGTGTTGTCACCACGTGAACCGGCCTGGATGTACATGTCCTCGTAGCGCTGCGTCTGATCCAGCTCACGCGGCAGGTAGAAGGGCTTGCCGTTCGGCGCAATCGAGATGCCGTCCTTGTTGATACGGGCATTCGAGGTGTCACCCAGGCCCTTCGGCACCGTCTGCGCAATCGCGGAGATCGGGAACGATGCGACCGGCGGCTTCTCCTTGTAACCGAAGCCGTGCGAGATCCACGACAACAGCAACGGATACAGGTCGACCGTGCGCAGCTCAATCATCGGCGTGGACGTCAGCTGCTGGGCAATGTCGGCGTCGATCTTGAAGTCGAGGAAGATGACCGCTGCGTTGCCTTTGTTCGCAACACGCAACTGCATCAGCGTGTGTTCGAGTGCCGCACGGGCTCTCGCATCCAGCGTCTTGACCTTGGCGACGACCTCGCGACCGGGGATGGTCACGTTATGCAGTGCTTCCATGTTCTCGTTGCCGGTACGATCCAGCAGCTCGATCATCTCGCGTTGCGTGTCTTCGCTCGGATCGGGAATCGGCGGCGCCGACTGGCCGGGCTTCAGCTTGACGGCTGCGAGCCCCAGCATCCAGTTGCGCAGGAAGGACACCGCGCTGGCCGGGTTTTGGCGCGCGTAGCTGAAGACAGGCACGGAAGCGATGAAGTACGGAGCAGCCGGATCCATGACCTTCTTGATCGACAGCATGCCCGCACGGACGACGCCGTTTTGCATGACCTGGAAGGCCGTGCGCACACCACGGCGCGACGTGCCAAAGTCCTTGTCGTTTGCAATCGACGGGAACAGCACCGAGGCCCACAGGCGGGTGATGAAGACCGGCTCGAGTCCTGTGTAACCTTTGTTGTAGACGAAAAGAAAGCGGTCTTTCAACTGCTTCGGGTCCATCTTCAGATGCTCAGGCACCTTCAGATTGGATGTTGGACGAAGTTCAGCCATTTGGTACCTCGTTCATATTGGCGGCTAGTGTGTGAAATACTGCGTCCTGAAATTGGGTTTGAAGCACAAACAGAAAAGGCTCACCAGGCGCTGAGTTGCACTGGTGAGCCCTTTTATAACACGTATTTACTCCGCTGTCAATTGACAGCTGCATGGCTGTTGTTTTTACGCAACAGACCGTTATTTGACCGCGGGGGTCGTCGTGCTGGCAGTATTTGCCGGTGTTGCAGCCGTCACCGAGGACACTGCATTTTCGAGCGTTGCGATACCCGAATTGACTTCCTGCACCAGTGCCTCCAGCGCGGTCGGGTTTTTCTTCAGCAGGTAGCGGTAGCCATAGGCACCGATAGCGATGCCAATAGCCAGCGTCGGTGCATGCACGGCCACCTGCCAACCAATCGAGAACCAATCCATAACTAACCCCTCTTTAAATCAAACGATATTGCAAGCCGAGCGGACGAACCTCTCGGAGGATAGGCATCCACATGGTGTCGAGAATGAATGCCTCCAGCTCCGCTTTTGACGGAGTTCCTTTAGTTGGCATGTCCGGAAACACGTTGCAGTGAATCGTGTAACCGATGTGCCAGCGGTGAGTCATGCGCACGCCTTCGTTATAGACGTACATCTCGATGCCCGGGCCCAGCTTCTTGGTGTAGCGGCCGTCTTCCGTGCGCACGATGTTGAATCGCGGGTACGGCATCTTCATGAGGTACTCAGGGAACGTCGGATCCTTGAGGTACACCCACGCGTAGACGTCGATCACAAAGCCGGTGGCCGTTACTGTGACCTTTTGATGCGAGCGGCGAATGGTCAGCTCTTTCAAAATCCCGCGGTCAAGAAAACGGTTGATGGTCAACCGCGATGCTCGCAGGAAGTAATAGATCTGATCGTTGCGGGCTACGTGCGTGGCGTCAAACGGGAAGACGCCCTGTATCTCGCACAAGGTCACGTAGTGCTGAATGGCGTTGGCCCAATCCTCCATGGCCGTTTCGCCAGGAGGGTATTCGGTTAAGGCCTGTTGCCAGATCAGCCGGTTGTTGGCGTTGAATGCCTTCGGGAATGTGTCGGGTGCCGGTGACCGTGCCTGTTCAAACACGGAGACACCCAGGTTCGACAGGAACGGGTTCGCCATTGCCACTCCTTACTTGAAGACGTACACTGAACGCGCGCCTTCCATGTCACCGCTGACCTTGCCGTTCTTGATGGTGTAGCGTCCTTCGACTGTCACCCGTGCGTTGCGGAAACGCGCCTTGTCACCGGTCTTCATCGAACCCGCAGCACCCGTGCCGTAGCTCCAGGCAAAGATGAACTTCGGTTCCGAAGGACCGGGTACCACCAGCTTCAAGGCGTACACCGTACCGCCTTGCATGGCATCTTCCTGTGCCAGCTGAGCCAGCGTGTACTTCGACTTCGACAGGTGCGAAGCTTTCGTCATGGCCAGGTCGCCGTGATCCTTAGCAGCCTGGACAGCCGTTGCCCGCAGACGCGCCAGCGCCGCAATCTTCATGCCGGGTGCGCCGTCCGTGTTCAAAGCGGCCTGGTCGTTCGAGACGTCCACACCGGTGTCTTCAGGGCCAACGCCGTCGGTGAACAGTACGTCCTGATTGGTGTCGGCGTCGTCACCGCCGGGCACGCCGTCGTTCAGCATCAGGTCGTCGGGGCTGGTGGTGTTCGAGTCGTAGTCGCCGTCGAGCACGTCTTCAGCTTCGGTGCCGGACGTCAGCATACCCGGGCCTTCCGACTCGGCGTTCATCTTGTAGGAGATAGCTTCGAGCGTCGGCGGGTCCATACCGAGGGAGCGCGCCAGGTCGTGGAACTGCTCGTCGGACGGCTCGGTGTTGATCTGAAAAAACACTTCGAGCAGTTGTTTAAGGAGCGCTTCGTTTTCCATGTCACTTCCTGTTCTGTTTGTAGAGGTGGTTGTGTCGTGCGTCATGACAAGCCGCACAGATGTGGATCAGATTGGTCATCGTGGTGCGACCACCGCGTGACAATGGCACGATGTGGTGCACTTCCTTGCCGCGGTTGTTGCAGCGCCGCCCACCGAGGTAAGCCTCACACTGACCTCCTGAACGTTTGACGACCAGCGCGTTGATCTCCCACCAGCCGTTCTTTTGCGAGAAGCCGCTGTTGGAGTTGTAGGTGTCGCGGCGTATTGAACGCACACCCGAGATCTTGCGCCTGCCAGTTGTAGCCCGGCGTTGAAACATCACGGCCTCCATTAAAACGGGTGGGCTTGTTGAGGGCCCACCCGGTCATACGTTAGTCTGGTGCTTCAGTGAAGGTCACATAATACTTCTTACCCGCCTTGAAGAACGCTGACGCCTCCGGGTTGCGAATCGACATCTCACAGGACGCCGACGGCGTCCAGTGACCGAAGATCGAATTTTCCGAAGCAAGTTGCGCTTCCTTCGAACCTTCCCACACCCCGCCCAGACGAATCAAGGCCAGGTGCGGTTGCTCCGGATCAGACTGCGGACGATCTTCGTGCGTGTGACATTGCATCTTAGCTACGACAGACATGGTGTTACTCCTAGATAGGAATTGCGCAATCTAGGGTTTTGTCTTACGCGGGCGGTCGCGCTAAACCGCCCTACTTGCACCCGGATGAATTACGACACTACGACCGGAGCTGCGGCGTTCACCTGCGCATGCTTCATGCCGTTGACGTACACGGCCACCTTCGGTGTGAAGGTGCCGGCGGCTGCGTAGCTGTGGTTGGCCGTCGGCACCGTGGTCGTGGTGTCGGCTGTACCGTCACCCCACGTCCACACATACTTCGTGCCCTTAACCGTGCCCGGTTCGGTTGCCGTTGCTGTGATTGCCAACGGATGCGCACCCGACAACGGTGCTGCCGCGAGCGTGACCACGTAGGCAACGTCATCCTTGACGTGCTGGGGCATCTCGCCGTCGAAGACGAAGCCGTAGTTGCCCTTCGTGCGGTCGATCTTCTTGCCCTGGTTGTATGCCAGGTTCGGAAGATATTTGTTGTTGTACAGATCCTGGTCAGCCGGCGTCCAGTTGCCACCGGCGGATACCGCCAGACCAGCCGCTTGCATCGCGGTCTTCACCTGCGCGTAAGTAAGAGGGTTTGCCATGTGAACCTCATTTGGAGTAGAAGATGCGCAAGTTGTGATTGACACGTTGCAGTATCAACCCCTCCTTGCCTTTCAATGCGAACTGCTCACGGTCGAACACCCCGTCATTGATTCGCAACGCCCATCCCAACTTGTTGAGCTTGTCAGCGACGTGCTGGGCCTCTCGCACCACGTCTGCAGCATTGCTCTTGTGGAACAGATAGTGCATGCCGAAGCTGAACACGACTTCCAGCTCCTGCATCGCGACCTGAATTTGGCGAAGGTCGCTGTCCCGCTTAGTGTTGAACTGCGCGGTCACCTCGCCAGCTTCAGTCGCCAATAGTCGATTGGCTGCATAAAGCTTCATTGCTGTTTTTATCCTTCTTGTGCGGTTTCATGGTTACCCCAATCTGTAAGTCTAAATGTACTGCGTTCAAGATCAAATTATTGCGGCACGTTCGGCCCCGGAGGCGGGGGCATGGCGTCCTTGTTCGGATCCGGCGGCGTTTCGGAACGACCTACCAGGTACTTGTTAGCGGCCTCTGCGGCAGCCCACGCGAGCATGTATGCCGTGAAGTACCACTCGGTCAGATGCCCGTTCAGCGCCTGATAGACGAAGCCCCAGGACGAGATCGCCAACGCAACCAGCTGGCCAAACTTGTGCAGCGACGGTTGCTTCGTCTGCTCGTCGGTTATCAGCCAGCGCAGGTCGAACTGGTCGCGGCGCGCCTGCACCACGTACAGCACAATGAAGCCCAACAGCAATAGCACGCACAGGGCAAATGCCATCGGGTTGTTAATCAGGTCGTAACCAGCCTGTATCCATACTTGCATAGTGGTCTCCCCGTTACAGCATTACCACAGATCGATGTTGAGGATCGAGTCGTGGACGCTGATCGAGATTTCGTTAGTGCCTTTACGCCACACGTCCATCTTGTGCGACATGGCACCTCTCTTGGTGTACTTGAAGCCGTCGTGCTCAACCTGGTTGATGACCTTCACGGCCTTCTGGTAGGCGTCAGCCGGCGAATGACACTTGAAGCTGTTGCCACCGGTCGAGATGTCGAAGCCGGCTTCGTCCATCAGCACATCGCCAGCGAACACGCGCCGCTTGCTAGCTTGCACCTTCTCGCCCAACGGATACGCATCGTCCAGCGAATACTCCTTGCCGTCGATCATGATGTCCGTGATCTTGTCAGCGCCGTCACCATCGAAGCCGAACTGAATGTCGCCTTCTTCCCAACGGCCTTCCGATTCACCTGGCACGTCTTCGATAGTGATGGTACGCGAAGCGCCAGCCGAACCGAGGAACGCCAGAATGCGCAGCAGCTTCGGTATGAGGAACTGAGCCTCGCCGGTGGCCTTGAACGAGATCTCTGACTCGTCCTGCCAGCTCTTGGCGGTTAAACGTTTGAGTGCGTTAAGCTTCATCAGAATCCCCATTTCTTTTTCTTAAACTTCGACATGGGCGGTGGCATCGCACCTCCGCCATCCTCTTCATAGTCGTCGTCATGGTCAGCGTGGAAGCTGGATGCAGGTCGCCATTTGCACTGGATCGATTCAGACGGGCTAAGAAACAGTGCGACCTCATGTTCGGAGTCGAACTCCGCGATATTGTCATCCATCATGTACCACGCGTCCAGGGCCATGGCGTACTTACGCTCGAAGTACTCCGAGTTGTTGAACAAGGCCATCTTCAACGCACTCAGTGACTTGTAGTCAAACAGCACGTGCTTGCCGCCCTGTAACTTGTACTCGAGGATTACGTCCTTGGTGTTCGGTTTGGCCGACGTGCGATTCTTGACGAATGGTTTCTTGTTGGTCGTCCACGAAGTCAGGCTGCGCAATTGCTCGCCGCCGTTGAATGTCAGTAGCTGACCCTTGGCAGGGATGCTGTCCTTAGGCAGCGCGGTTAACCGGTAGATCGTGCCTGAGGTAATGGTCGGTATCACATGTCGCAGGTGATTCATGGCTGTGACCATACGCGTCAGTTGCTTGGCATTGCCAATCGCAGCAACTGTAATATCGTCGACCATCAGCTTGGTGCGGAACGAGGACAGGAACCACCAACGCAACGCGTAAGGCAGTCCGTCCTCAAAGTAGTTGCGCTGGCTCTTGCCGAGGGAACTCAGGAATTTATCCAACGCGAGTGCCGGACCTTTAAGCTTGACGTCATAGTCAAGATCAGGCTCTTGCAGGGCCAGCAATCGTTGTGCTGCTTCGAGCTTCATATCTGTTCCTTAACGAATCGCCGGGTAGCCTGGCAGGTAGCGGCCCCACATCGAAGCCGGGGTGATGGTGATACCCACAGCGCCGATTGCACCCGGAGCCAACGCCGACGGGTCAGCCGAGCCGTCACCCTTCGTCTGGCCTTTGATGATTAAATTCTGCTTCAGCGGCTTCAACTCGGAATCGAGACGCGACTGAATCTTCGAAGCGCCGTTGTCCAGGTACTGCGTGCGGTCGACGTTCAACGAGATCGATGCACCCTGGAAGTCGAACGCCTTCTCGCCTTCAGCCAGGTATTGCGACTCGAGCGCAAACAGTTCGGCGTACAGCAACCAGAACTCGCGGATGATGCCCTTGGCGTTGGTGAAGGTGAACGACGTGAACTGGCCATAGGCACCGTTGAAGCTGTCGCCAGCACGACGCAACCAGGTCATGATGGTCGTCTCCGGGAACAGCATATCCGGTGAGCCATACAGCGTGGTGCGGGCCTTGTTGATCTTGGCCTTTACGTCATTGATGGCCGACGAGATGGTCGGGTTGATGATGTACAGGTCCGCGCGCTCGCTGAACACCTCACCGGGGTTGGCCGAGCTCCACATCTTCCACAGCACCGAGTACGGCACCAGCGTAACCGGCATCGCATCGGTCGGAATCACGCCAGCGTAGTAATAGCCGTTGGCCACGCGGTCCGGCGCAGCCATCGCCGTCTCCGGCAACAGCACGGTGTTGTCCAGGAAGATCGTGACCGTGACGTTATCGTACAGCTTGTCGGTGACGACTGACAACGTACACGGCGTGCCTTGAAACTCCACCACCGACTCGGTACCCAAAGGAACCGTATTCAGCCCGACAACACGAATGCTCTCGTAACTGAAGAAGGTGTTCTGTTGCATGTCAGCCGACAGCGGGTCGAACTGGGCCTGATTCGAAACCGGCAGCTGCAACGTGTAGCGCAACTGATAACGCTGGCCGTCCGCCGTCGGAGGCACCGTGGTCGGCACTGTCACCACCGCGTGGGCGATCGCCATCTTGCTGATGCCGTTGTCGCGGATCGTGTAGTCGAACGCGTTGCCGCCAGCGTACACCACGCCTTCCTTGTCGAGCAGTTCCCAGATGACAAAGCCACCGGACGGATCGACCTCGGGCGGGAACGTGAAGATCGCGGTACCGATAGCGCCCCGGCCGGCTTCGACTTCATCGACCAGATCCATGTAGGCGTCGGGTGCTGCCGTGGTATACGGCGTGTACGACTGCGGTGATGCCACCACGGCTGCCAGCGTGAAGTTCAATACGCGAGCTGTGGTCGTTACCACCATCTGTGCACCGTAGGTCACATCAGCGGCGCCCGCAGAGAGCAGTAGCTGCACAATCGGGTTCACTCCCGATTGAACAGCCATGGTGAATGCCGGATTGGTGAGCGGCGATACCGTACCAATCGCAATGGATTGAATCGTTTCACCGACGCCGAGCTTCGAGGTAATGTCAGCTTCGACGGCCGTGTCCTGGCCGTAGAGCGTCGCAAAGACAAACGTGTTCTTCATGGTTTACCTCGTAACCAGCAGCCGCTTGACCGCTTCAAGACGTACGCGGCCAATCAGGCTGTTATTCAGGTTCGGTTGCAGCACCGTGTTGACGCCAGGCGAATCCGTCGGGTTGTGTCCCGGCCGGCCCTCCTCGTCACGGTGTTCGTTGTAATCTTCGTGCCACACCGACGTATCAGTAGGGTCGATTACCTGTTTAGGCATACCGTGATTCTCCGCGGTGCGTTCTGCATCAGCTTCAACTCGAAGTTGCCACCGGTCATGATGACGGCCTCGCCCGAGGTATACAGACCGCCGTCGGCAATCCGTCGATCCTTCTCAGTGTAGCGGTGTGCGTCCAGGATCTCTATCGCGTCGTGCATGTCGGTGCGGATGACAATCATGTCCTGGTCGTCATCCGTATAGTCGGCTTCAACGCCACCGTCCCGGAAGTACTGCAACACCGCACGCATTACCACGCGCGCCTCGGTAATCAACGACGCGTTGACTCGCGACGCCATGAGACGTCGCGCAGCTTCGATCTTCATGAGTTGGCCTGGTTGATGATGGTGATTACCTTGCGCAGCTGTTGGTCGGTCAGACCAAAACGCTCTTGCAGGAATTGCGCATCATAGGTCGAGATGTCAGTGCCTTGCGCCACGGAGATGATGGTGAAGGCGATCTCCTTGTTGGTGTACGTCACCTTCAGCTTGGCGCCACGCGAATTCTTGATGAGCTGCTTGACTTCCTGATACAGCTGGTAGGCAATCTCCTTCGCCTGATCCTTGGAGACACCCTTACGCAGCGAGAACACCAGCTTGTCGTCATCGACCGTCAGCTTACCGATGAACTCCTTGTAGCTGAAGATGTTCGGGTCGATCTGTGCCGATGGCTTGCGCAGCTGCTGCGACAGCGGGATGGTACCCAGCGAGGTCGCGAAGTCTTCCAGCTCCAGCAGGTGGCTGATAGCCTTCACAGCTTCGCCAGCCGATTCAACGCCGGTGCCACCCGACTTCAGCAGCGCGTTCGGTGCCTCGTACTCGTGGTTGACCTGCACCTCGACCTCGTTGGCCGTCACCTTCCACTGAATCGAGATGTACAGATGCGGCGTTGTCGCGCCTTCATCGTTGGTCGCGTTGATGAGCATGAGGTAGTACGTGAAGACCAGCTCACCTTCTTCGTCGATATGCACGTACAGGAACAGGTTCGAATCCTCGAACAGCACGTGCTCCGACACCTCAGCCGACACGGCATTCATGTACTTCTTGAACTCGTTCGGTACGTGTTCTTCAGCCACATCCGAAAGGAAGCCCAGCACCGTCTTCAGCTGAGCACCAACCTTGTCGGTCAGGGTCTTCAGCGACGCCATGGCGTTGTCGTAAGCCTCGCCGCGACGGTCGGGGAACTGCATGGCCAACTGCGTCTGCATGGCTTCCAGCGTACGATGCTTCTCGTACAGATCTTCAGCCAGCGCGTAATTGTCCTTGAGCTTACTCAGGTTGGGGACAACGATCTTCTTGATGAGGTCCGGGTTGATCTTCTTCTTTTGATTCCGGCGACGCTTGGCTGCGTCCTTGTCGTTGTCGTCATCATCGATAACGAATTCCATCTGGGCAGCCTGCACCAGCGCCGCCTGGACGTTGGCCTTGGGCTTCAGCAGGTACGCCAGGCTCTTCTGCACCTGACGAATGATCTGGTCGGTGTCACGCGTCTCCTCCGTCAGCTGCTCCAGGTAACGCACAGCGTCATCCAGGTAACGGAACTTCGGCAGCTCAACGCCCGACGAGCGCACCACCTTTTCATGCTGCTTGCGATATGCGGTCAGACGGGCAGCGGCCTTGAGTTTGGTAACCATGTTTGAATTCCTCTGTTCTTCGGTGTATCACACACGCATGAAATTTAGGTACGGCGGTTGCCCGACACGTTGTCTCGAACCATGTTGGTGGTGCGGTCCTTGGTCAAGATGCGATAACGCTTCGGCAGGATGCGCGGGATCTCCGCCGGCTGCAGCACCCGTACCTGCACCTCCCAACCCAACGTCTGGCGATTGCGCGACTCCCACGGATTGGAGTTCTGCACGATAAGCACCTTGCCCAGCTGTGACTCGGTGATGATGTCCTGCGAGTCGAGCTGCGGCACGTTCGGCGACATGATGATCTGAAACGGATCCATCTGCTCGAGCATGGATGTGTCCGAGCCCGACGGTCGACGCGGGAACTCGAAGTAGGCGCATTCCTGCGACACGTTGAACTGCATCTCGAAGTGGGTGAACTTACAATTGAACGTGGCGTTGACCAGATGGCGCTTACCATCGGCCTTCGCCAGGATGTCGGTGATCGAGTTGATCGGCACACCGTCGATAGTGAAACGCGCGTTGACCGGCTTGACGCCGTTCCACATGCGGAAGCTGTCGACTGCGATAGCGCCACGCGGAATCAGCACCAACGCATTGAACGAACTGGCAGTGGCCGTAAATGGTTTGGCCAACGTGTCGAGTTCACCGTTCTCTAGCTGCACGTCGGTAACGGTCAGCACCTGCCGGAAGGTATTGAACGGCGCGTAGCCACCGATGAAGCCAGAGCCAAAGCAGATCGGACAGGCCATATCGGATGCCGCCATGGTACCGGTGTCCCAATCGCCAACCAGGTCATCAATCGTCCACGGGTTGACCGGGCCATTGTCGCCGAAGCCACCGTTCGGCTCTTCACGCGCAAACGGTACGCCGTCGGAATCACCGGGTGAAGTGACAATATCGAACACACCTTGATACTTGTTCTGCGGTGCATGCGGACTGGACATATCGCCAACGTCAGCACCGAACAGTCGATCCTGTCCGTGTGAGTAGTCGGTGACCGAGAACTCCATCTCGCCGGCGAGCATCTGATTGATGGTGCCTTGCGAAGCCTTGCCGTCCTGACCCAGCAGCGAGTTGATCTGCTTGCGCGACGACTGGCAGCTGCACTTGCGCCCGGCGTTAAGGCGGTTGTAGAGCACGCATCGGTAGCCTTGTGGCCGGAATGCGTCGTAGTAACGGCGTTGCTGAACGGGGATAATTTCGTTGATGGCACGTTCTGCTACATCGGCAGCGCGTGCATTTGCTGGAAGGATTCGATTGTTTGATCGGTCGCGCAGCGGCATTGTATCCACCCTGTAGTGATGCTTTGACAAGGTGAAATTACTGCGGATATACGGAGGGGGTGTTGGACAGGGGCACGCGGCCCCTGTAGATCAGGCGGCCGAGCGCTTGAGGAACGTGTCGAGCGTGTCGATCACGATTGATGCTGCAGCTTCGAAGGAAGTGCATTTGTCCTGCGTGGACCTGAAGTTGTAACCTCCCTTCAGCTTGCGGTCAATGAAGACGCGCATGTCCGTGGTGATCTTGATACAGAAGACGCCGGTGGGGCTCTTGAAGGTTAACGACTGTGCGGCGTAGTTGCGTTGCCAACCGCGTGGCAGCTCGACCTTCCCGAGCAGTTCCTTGATACGAACCCACGCCATCTCCTCGACCTGCGCCCGCATCGAGTTGGATGACACGGTGTGGACGTCAATCTGTGCTGATGTTGCGTAGTGCTGTTTCATTAGATCTTCCTTACGACTATTCCCCGTTCCAGCATGTACTCAATCGGTTCCTGCTTGAAGAATTGGTCGTACACCACCTCGGCGATCTTGGCCTTTACGGCTTCTACGGCACATGGCATACAGCAGGACAGCGTCGTGTACAGCGTGGCGCCTGGTATTGCATGACGTCTACGGCGCAGCTTACGCAGAGCATTGAACTCCGCGTGCTGCACTTCTTTGCGAGTGCGCATCTTCAGATACAGACAGCCGCACTCGTGGCGCATCATTACGGGGTACTCCATGGCATTCGGCATCCCTTTCGGCATGCCGTTCCAACCATAGGACAGGATGTTCGTGTCCTTGGTAATCACGCAACCAACCTTGTGGGTCAGGTCGTGTGAGCGCTCAGCGGCCCGGCGCGCAAAGTCCATATACATCAGGTCGTCAAGTCGCTGCTTTGATTCCATGGAACACCCCGTATGATAACGAGGCTATTTACTACATGCCGGGACCGTACAGGTTCACGGTGAAGCTGACCGCATAGGAAAGCGCAGCCGACAGGGTGATGGTGATGACGTTCCCGTTGTTGCTGAGCACGGCTGTCGCTGACCCGAGGCTTTGACTGGTGCGGAATGTCGGCAGCCAATTTCCGCGACTGCACGCCTCGAAGTCGAGGGCCGTATAGGAAGCCTGGGTAGCACCCGCTGGAATCGTCAACACCGGCGGGTTATACGCCTGCGGGATAATCCGCGCCTTCACCGTACCGGACAGGAAGGTGGTGCCAGGCGGATTAACGTTATGTAGTCGACAGGCGGAAATGCCACGTGAGTTGTTGTTCTGAACCTTGATAACGCCTGACTTGAACGGCGCCAGTGTACCGGCACCACCTGCATCGAGCGCATCATTCAAATCCAACCCTTCGATGTAACCGATCTTGATGGCATAATCCTGCGCTTCGGCAACGATGGGCACCGCGCTGCTTTGCAACGAATCCCAGCCGGTTGCGGAAAGCTTGAGCTGATAGACGTTCGAGTCGGTCGGCACCAGGTTGATGAACGCGTTGCCCAGCCGCTCACACGAAACCCGATTCCACACTGAGGACACAGTCAGGCCCGCGGTGTTCGTTCCTGGCAGGCGCGGGTCCAACACATCCGATTGGTAGGCGAAGTACGGGGTGTAGCCCAGGAAGTAATTGTCGAGATCGGCATGAACTCCCATGCTGCCGTTCTTAGGTAGGTAGAAGGTGGCCCGCAGTTCGGCGTTGCTGAAGCAGTTCGTCCACTTCCAATCGCCGCCCGTGCTGAGGATACACCACGTGGCGTAGTTGCCGTTACCTCCGAGATTGTCGAGTGAGCTGTGACCGTTGTTGGTCCACGCCGTGTAGGCGAAGCGCACACCTTTGACCAGGATGTCGCGAGCATCAAACTTGAGGTTGCCGCCGTTGCCGAAGACGATGCCGTCCATTTGACAGCCGACGTTACCAACCTGTGCGCCACCCTGACCCGGTCCCTGAATGGTGAAGCCGCGATACTTGATGCGACTGAGCGCACCGGTAACTGCGTAGACGGACAGGGCGGCTGTACCCGGACCCATGTCGGTCTTCCACTTCAAGGTCACGCCATCGACAAAACCACCCGAGTCATGATCCGAGCACATCAGATGCCTGTCTGTCAGTGACAGCTGGGTGCCCGTGCAGTCGTAGACGCCACGCACGAGTTTCGCGACTGGTGTCAGGGCCGAACTGAATGCCGCCTGCACGTTGACACCCGTGGGTGTCGCGCCGGTATAGTCGGCACCAAACCACGACGCCGAATGATACTCGTTGTAGATCGATCCGACTATTGACCCACCTTGCGACAGGTCGAAGATCTGCTGAAAGTCATTAGCGTCGATATAGGCGTTGGCAAACGTTATTGTCACACCCGCTGCCGGTTGAAGCACGCCACCCCAGTCGAAGCTGACACGACCACTCAGCGTCACATTCGACGTGACTGGAGTCAGGGCACTCACACTCATGGTACTTAGCATTGTCACTTCCTTGCGGTTGCGAGCAGACGGGCAACCGCTTCGAGAGGTTTACGGCTGTCATATACAGCGGCCGAGTGTGTCATGTTCTTGTAGATGTGCATGGTCAAAGGCCAGTTCTGATCGCCGTGATCCTTACCCGCAGCGTCCTTGGCCTTGTCCCACTTTTTCTCAAGTGACTTCACAGTGCCCTTGCCTTCACGTGCATCCTTCTTGATCTTTGACGTAGGCATGATTGGTCAGCCCTCGAAGTGTTCCTGGATACGTTCAATAGCGTGGTAGGCAGGATTGCCGGGCGCCATATGATTCAGCGCTTCTTCCAGCGGCTTGATGTGCCAATCAATGCTGCTGTTGATCTTCTTAGCCAGATCCTCGCGCTCTTTGAGGATTCGTTCAGCCGTTGTCTTCTTATAGACGCCAGGCGCCGCGGCTTTCGGCCAGGTGGTTTGTCGTCCGCGCCCGGCGGTGCCGATCACCACCCACGCATTGCCCGGCACGCCGTCCGACTGATCTTCGGAGGCCATCAACCGGTGTGTTGCTTCAATCCTAATCATTGCTTGCTCCTAGCGTGTTTGCGTAAAGCTGCGCAGGATCTGCAGCGAGAGGCTGTCAGCCAGCAGCGTCTTGACACCCGGATGCAGCGGCGACGGCCAGTCTCCGAACTCCACCCAACGGAATCCTTGCGTCTCCCAGTTCAGCTTGGGCGTGAATTCCTTGGGTACGAGCGCGGCGAAGTTGTGATACTGGAAGCCCTTGTCGGCGTCCTTGAAAACGAGCATCGGCCGCAGGCGAAGCTTACCCTTGTAGCCGGCCTCCTCGCGCAGTTCACGACGCACGGCCACCTCGGGATTTTCGCCACCGTCGATAGCGCCACCCCAGCTGCCCCAGGTGTTAGGCTCCAACACGTTGCGGGAGCGATGCGGAAACAGGATGCGGCCGGTGTCCTGTGCGACAGGAAGACAGCCAGCACCGCGCTTGCCCCAGTAGCCGGTCTTCTCGAGCATCTCTTCGTGGTCGGAATCATCCGGCGAGTGCAATGATTCCGCAAGCAGCCTTTGCGCTGCGTTGAGCTTGAGCACAATTCCTCCTTACTGATTCAGGTATTCCGCTTCGTCTTTGATGTCTTTCATCACTTCCGACTTCAGCGGATGCTTGAGACCTTTCAGCGCCCGCGTCACGTCCTTGAGCTGACGCATACGATCACGCTTCGACGACTCCCAGTACTCCGAACCCGGCTTGATGCTCTGGTCGGCTTCCCAGCCGGCGACCGGATAGTCCTTGGAGATGCCGACGTCTCCATCCGAGAAGGTGACGACGCTGTAGTGGCCGATGCGCATATGCGTACGCGAGCCCATGTCACGACACTTCTTCGAGAACTCCCAGTTGCCTTTCGAGCTGGTCGAACGGAACTTCATCGGCTCGCGGCCGTGCTCTTCCGAGAAGTAGATGGTGCAGGGGCCGGGTATTTCGTCATGCACGCCAGCCGCCGAGAGTTTGAGACGTTGCGCCGCTTCGAGCTTAACCATGATTGGTTCCTTTCGCTTAGTCGACCGAGTCGACAATGTTCGGGTTGTTGACGTTGAGACGCTGCGTTGCCTTGTCGGCCACCTGCTGCATGCAGCGATAGTAGACGTTGTTGCCTTGCTGGGAACGAACGATCTTGCCTTTCATCAGCGGACTTGCGTCACCCTTGAAAATCGACTTGAGCGATTCGGGGTTGTACTTGTCCGAGCTGATAAGCCGGCCCATCTTGTTGTAGACGTAGACTTCAACCTCGCCGGAACGGGCGATCAGTCGTTGCGCTGCTTCGAGTTTGATTGTCATGGCTCACTCTCATTACCAGTTATTAAACATGCGGCGCAACTCGCGCTTTTGCGAACGACGCTCGCTCTTCTGATTGTAGTACGACCGGATACGCATTTCCTTGCGCTTACCGGACTCACCTAACAGCAGGGCCTTGTCTTCATCCGAGCCAGCCCATTGAAAGATGGCTTCGGCCGGCACCAACTGGAAGCGCTCGCTGTGCAGGTACGAGCGATCGAAGGCTGCGTACTTCTGGCGGTTCTGACCTGTCGGGCAAACGATCAGACAGTGCGTGATCTTGTTGTCCCAGTTGACAGTCGCCAGACACGGATCGTCCACCCGCCACATACGCTTCAGGCCCTGATCCTTGATCTGCTCCTGGACGATCTCGCGCTTCTGTTGACGCTCTTCCTTCTTGCGCTCGTGCTCGTCCTTCTCGTCGTCCGTCATGTAGGTCGAGTTGTCGTTCGGATCGAAACGACGCGGGTTCAGGCCGACCTTGCGCATCCAGGTGATCCAGTTCGGACCATGACCCTGTGCGGTGCGATCAACCACGCGGTCGATTTCCGACACGGCCTGGTGACACATCTCATGCAGGAAGATCTCGACGAAGAAGTTCTGGCTGGCGTTGTACAGACGCGGCGATACTGACAGCTGGCGACGCATGGCCATCCAGTAACCGCGCAAACGCATCTTGCCGGCCGCCTGCATCTTCAGAAGGCCGAGGTACGGCTGCTTCATCTTGCCGCCGAACTTCGTCTCGTTCAGGAAATCCCACAGCCGCTTGTTGAACGACAGCCGATAGGTACGGTCATCGTTGGTCTGACAGAAGCGATACATCTTCTGCAGCTGCTCAGGGATATGCGTGACCGGCACCTGCGAGTCATCGTTTTCCTTCGAGCCCGGGTTGTTCGGCGAATCCTTCGGATTGAACTTCGGCGGCACGTCGTCTTCCGGATCGAAGTCATTCACACCCGGCTTCAACTTGGGCGGTTCCTTGACCTTCGGCGGCTTCGCTACCGGCGGCTTCGCCTTCTTCTCGACCTCGGGCGGCACGTGCGTCTCGACACCCTTGAAGTTCTTCGAGTTGCGCTGGCTGTTCTTCAGCACAACAATGCGCGTCGATTCCTTGAGGATGATGTTGCCGTCCAACCCGAACTTCCAATACAGATCGGTACGACCGGTCGGCTTCGGCTGCCCGAAGTGCTTGTCCAGGAACTTGCGGTCCATACCCGAATACTTGAACGAGATGCGATCCTCGCTCGACAGCTTCGGTTGCAGGCCGGTGAAGCCCAGCGATTCAAGGAACACCTTGGCCTGCTTTTCGTCGGCCTTGGCGGCCATCAGGCGATATGCGGCTTGGAGTTTCATTTATACCTCTTCATCATCTCATTGACCTGATCTTCTTGATCCTGCTCGTCTTCCTTCATCTCGTGCAGGTAGTCGGCGAAGCTTCGCATGTCACGCGAGCGCAGCTCACCTTCACTCGGCTGACCCGGCAGCGGGATCATGCGCCAGATGTTGAGGCGCGACACGGTCATAAAGCGCCCGGTTTTGGTACCTGACGGATGAATCGCAAGGTACGACTGTTCCTTGGCATCCTTCGGGCAGACGATCATTACGTTCAGGATCTCTTCCTTGAAGAGGATGGTCGCCACGTCCTCATTGCGCGGCTTGACGTTGTGTACCAGCCGCTCAACCGGGTAACGCAAGCCGAACTGCACACGAATACGTGCTGCCAGGATGTCGGTCTTGTCCGCCAGAATCTCCTTCTGCTCTTCCGGCTTCAGGTAAGTCAGGTTGTCGTTCAGGTCGAAGCGCTCGGGCTTCAAACCAACGCGCACCATCCACTGTTTCCAGTTGGGGCCGTGGCCGGCTTCGGTACGGTCGACTACGCGATCAATCTCAGACACTGCCTGGTGGCACATCTCGTGCAGAAAGATTTCCGTGAAGAAGAACTGCGAGGCGTTGAAGATACGCGGGTCCATTGCCAGACGCCGGGTCATCGCATGCCACCAACCACGCGTACCGAAGGCACGGTTCGGCGTCAACTGGTCAATCATCAAATGCGGCATGCGCAGTCGACCTTCGAACTTGCGCCGATTCAGGTTCTCCCACAGCGCACGCATGAAAGCCATGCGCACCGTGCGATCATGGTAGCCGGCGACCTGGGCAGCACGATACATGTGCTCCAGGTTATCCGGGATCGGGATCTTCGGTACGTTCTTGTTGTCGACTTCGCGACCCTTGGTGGGCGGCTGCTGATTCGGTGGTACAGGCAACGGGCCCGCCGGGCCCGGCTGCTTGATGTACTTGCCTTTGTCGTCGATAACCGGATGCGAGCCCGGCAGGTTATCCGGCACGTAGGTCGGAATCGGTTTGTGGTGGGTTGAGTTGCGCTTGCTGTTCTGCAGCACCACCGTCTTGGTGTTCGGCTTGACCACGATACGGCCGTCTACACCGAAGCGCCAATACAGGTCAGCGCGACCCACCGCAGCCGGCTTGGCATCACCCAACCGCTGCTTCATCTCGTCTTCGTTGAACGACTGATACTTGAACGAGATACGATCTTCGGACGAGAGCTTCGGCGACAGCCCGATGAACCCGATTGATTCGAGGAACACCTGGGCTGAGCGCTCGTCAGCCTTCGCCGCTATCAGTCGATAGGCAGCTTCGAGCTTCATTGCTTGACCTCGGTATCGAATTTTTCGAGGAACTTCGGCGGGCGATAACCCAGCTCTCTAAAAAACGCCACCTGCACCGTCGGGTCGATGTAGTTGTTGATGGCCGTCATGCCGGTGACCTTGGTGCCGGTCGCGGTGCGCCGCACGTGGTTCAACCGCTTACCGACAGCTTCGGCCATCTTGGTGAACAGATCCAGCGCTTCCTTCTCCGTCTTCGGACGCTTGGTGACCTGCTCCATCAACTCACGGAACAGCGCAGTGCCGCGGAAGGTGCGCAGCTTGTGCACCGTCACGCCTTGAGCACCCATCGCCTTGAACTCGGCATTAACCAGCGCCGGTGTCATCGGGCGCATCTTGTTGTTCTGGATGAAGGTGAACAGCTTGTCCTTCGGCGCCTTGTCCGCCATCAGCTTGTGGATGGCCGCCACCACGTACTTCTGGATTGGGTCAGCCGCCATGAGGATGTGACGGAACGGCACTTCGTCCTTGCCTTTGTAGCGCAGGATAATGTTGCCGGCGGCATCGCTCGAGACGTGCTTGACCAACAGCGTGGCGATACCGAACGTGGTGTTACCCGGCGTGCCGACACGTGCTGATGTCTCGAACAGGATTTCCAGCACGACCGCACCGACCGACTGCGGATTGGTCATGTCGAACTTCTTGACCAACATGAACCACTTGCGCTGCATCGACTCGATCTTGCCGGACAGGTCGGCGACCTTCTGAAACTTCTCGCGGGCCTGCGCCTTCTTGAAGTCGGTGGTGTAGAAGTGCGGGCCCGGCGAACCGTCGGGACGCACGGCACGCATCACCCAATTGTCGCCACCAGCCTTGCCGAAGTCCTTGTTCATCACCACGGACGGGAAGCTGATAGCGTTCGGTGCGCCGTCAATGGCACGACCGTCTTCGGTGAACAGCTTGCCGCGGTCATCGATGTGGCCGGTGAAGCCCTCGGTCAACAGATGCTTGAGGTCAGCGGCCTTCAAAGCTTCCAGCAGCTCAGGATACGGCACGGTCGGCTTACCCGACTTGCGCACATACGAGACGAGCGCGTCCTTCCACACCTGGTTGTAATCCTTGCGCAGCGTCAGGTATTGCTTGTACAGGTCCGGATGCAGCTCCTTGGCCTGTGCCGATTCTTCCGGGGTCAACGCGATGTCATCGCGGCCGACCAGCTGCTTGATGACCTTGCGCAAGTCGCCCTGCTGCTTGTTCTGCGACCCGACCTTGGGTGCAAAGAACTGTGAGACAAAGGGATTCGAAACGATACCCGCCATCTTCTTGATACGCATGAGCGCGGGTTCGCTGTCGGTTCGGAGATATGCGCCGAGGGCGTTGAGTACTTCCAACTCCTCGGCGGTGAACCGTTCGTTCTTGCGGAGTTCGGGGAATTGTTCCTTGATCTCGGCACCCAAGAGCGCCAGCTGCTCCGCCTTGTTGCGGCCAGCCAGCGCGGTGTTTACCGAATCACGGAGTGCCGGAAATAGCTTTCCCCATTGCGCAACTGCCGGCTTAGCCAGTTGACGCAATTCCTCTTCGGTCGCCTTGGAAGGCCGCCGTTCCGGGCCGGCTTCCAGGTAATCGATAATGAGTGTGTAGCAGATTTCCAGCAGCGATACCAACTGGGATGCGGTGACGAGTTCCACGTTTGACTCCGTAGTTTGTGATTGCGTCTACGGAATCAAATTAGGCATTACACTTCGTCTTCGATAGCGTTGTCGAGCTCGTCTTCGTCGGCATCGACTTCGTCATCCGCGAGGAACGACTCGACTGCTTCTGCCGTCGGGTTGATAAGCGCCGGCACGGCCAACGTATTCAGCGCGTCGAGTTCCTGCGTCCTGGCTTGCACTTCGTCCATCAGCGCCTCGCGCTCGAACATGGTCGCGTAGATGTGCGCTTCGGGCGGTTGGAAATTCGGGCCCTTCTGCACCTTGCCGTTTTCGTCCTTGATAACCTCGCCGTCGGCGCCTAGCTTGGTGAAGTTGGAGCCCATGATGCACATGAGGATTGCTTCGAGCGGCAGGCCGAACTTCAACGCTTCCGAACGAATGTACACCGTCATGTCGCCGAGCCAGTCGCCGAGCATCACCAGCAGCTGACGGTCGAACTCCTGCGCGATCAGATCTTCGCGGGTGAACGTATGATCCAGCAGGTCGTTGTTGAGCGCCAGCGCGTGGTCGATGGCCGCGATCAGTTCAATCTCGATCTTGGTTGCGCGCTTTTCATCCACGCTGTGCACCACCAACGCATCGCGGATGGTGTAGCTTTGCAGCAACGTCGACCAGTCGTTGTCACCGGTGTTGGCTGCAGCGACCAGGCGATCACGCAGGCCGAGCAGCGCCTGGATTTCCTTGCCTTCTTCGATTTCCTTTTGCAGCGTCTTCAGGAACCCGCTGATACGCGCCAACGGCGATTCGCTCAGGCCGTCCAACGTCGGGTCCGTATTGATCGGCAGCGAATACATCGCGTTCTGTTTCGTGATCTGCCAGGCGAACAGCTGCGACGGGTCGACGCCCGATGCTGCGAACTCTTCTGCCGTCGAACCGACCACCGCGTTGAATTGCTTGATGTCCATTACTACTGCTCCTTGGGTTGGGAAGGGGTTGTGCGTTTAACACGACCCCTATTTACTACACCCAATCCCAACCCAAGGTGGCACGCTACTTCACCGATACAACCGCGATGCGCAATCCGTTCAAGACGTTCTCTGTCTTCTCAATCAGATCGGCCACTTCGTTATGACTGGCGAAGTACGGCTTCTCGTGGTTGGTCAGAACAATGCGCCGCGTGTCACCGTCCAACACTACATAGCCGAAGCCATCCATCTCCCACCTATGGCGCAACACGTCGAACTCGTCAACCACCGGGTACGCCTGACCGTTGATGACAATGGCGCGCGCCTTGTGCTTCTTCGACATTATGGCCTCTCCGTGATCTTGAAGATGCGCCGACCACCCAGGTCCTTCAGCCGCTCGACGACCTTATCGGTGAACAGATCGAAAGGCAGATACTCGTCGCTGTCGTCATGCTCAACAACCAAACCCCGTGGACGCTTGCCAACCACCGTGCAGGTGCATGGCGCCTTCTGGCTCAGCTTGTCGGTTTGAATATCCAGAAGATCGCCCTTTCTGAGTTCTCTTGCGTTCACTGCATCTCCTTCTTGACTTTCGAGATCAACGACTGCGAACAGCACAGGGTTCGTGCAATCTCCGTATGTGGATAGTCGAGCTCCACCATGCGTTTGATCCAACGATGGCGCTGCTGCGGTGCCAGCAGGTACGGATCACGCAGCTCGTTCTCGAGAAACAGCGCGCTACCCATCACCCCGTCATTGGTCTGGAACGAGATGGCCGCGAAGTCAGCGCTGCCGGTAATGGTCACCTTGGCGATGGTCGGATCTTCCAGGTGCTTCGTGAAATACTCGATGGCCTTGGTCTGCATCAATGCTCCTTAGTTGTCACCAACGGGGTAACTGAACGGGCCGTTGTCTCGGGGTTGTGCCGGTGGCTGTTCTTCGCGGGCCACACACTTCACCGCGCCCCACATATCGTGCATGTGGTGATGCGCGCTGCCATTCATCACCAACAGATCCACGAAGTCGCCGTTAACCACCTTAACGCCCTGACAGTAATAATGCGTAGCAACCTTCAGTTCGTGCGAGCTGACGATCTTGATTTCCTGACGAATCTCGTCAAAGGTCATGTTGGTTGCCTTCACTTCGACACCCTCCGACCTGGCTTGGCTGCCCGACGGGCCGGTGCGGCTTTCGTCTTACCCGCCGGCTTGAACTGACGCTTCGGCTTTTCCTCCTGGACTTCGCCTTCGCGCTCGAGCACCGTGAACTCGGTGTCGGGGCTCGTAGCCATCTTGCCGGCGGTGCGAAGGATGCGAACAGCCAGGTCATCAGCCAACGGCAGGAACATGCCCGAGCGCGTCGGCTTCCATTCGTTGGGTGCTGCCTTGTTCGCATACATTTGACGGATCGAGATCCCCTGCACCCCGTTGATCTCGATTGCTTCGATGCGATACGCCTTGGTATCGCTAACCTTGATACGCTTTGCCATTATTGTTCTCCTTGTGATTGACTGGTTGTTACTTCGACATTCGTTTCTTGAGTTCGGCGCGCTTGTCGGCCATCGCCGCATCGATGCGTGCGCGCATGTCGCGGTCACACATCTCGAGCGGGATGAACTTGATGCCCAGCTTATCGCCGATCATCTGCGTGGCACGCGTCTTGCCACGTACGAGGTGCACCACGCCTGAATGCGATTCGGGTGTGGGCGCCAGCATGATGACGTTGCTCACCGGATCGTGAGTGCCGGCCGTTGCCTTGTAGGTCAGGTTGATCTTCGGCATCGGCATAGCTCGCAGCTTGTCCATCACTTGCTCGAAGCGCTTCAGACGCTCGCCGTCGATCTCAAACAGGGGACCTTCCATATCAACCTCCTTGGTTGAAGAAATCACGTAGGGACGACGCACGCTTGACGTCATTGCGCACAATATACGGCCGCAGCGAGGCAGACGGCGGTACGCTAAAGCCATTGTCTGCAATGAAGCCAACACGCCACACCATCGCCTGCTCACCGAACAGTTCAAAGCCAATTCGGGTTGACGCCAGCAACGGCTTGGCCTTCGGGGCGTCTTCGATGTACCTCATTGCGCCGGGGTACAACTCCTTGACCACCTCGCCGGTGTCCATGTTCTTGATGAAGCTGACGCTGCCATAGAAGCGCGGCGGGAACTCATCCGGCGATTGAATCTCGAGAACAGCGGGCAGACCCTGCATATCACAAACAAGCATACGAGTCGTCATAACGAAACTCCTATCTATGTCAGGCGCTCTCATTAGCGGTTACCCTCGGAGCGTTTTAGTAATCGCCTGACTTGGTGTACGCGCTTCGGACCGAACTGCGAAGCCTTCATGGATTCGCGGGTTGCGTCGTCAAGCGCTTGTTGCTTCTTGACCTCGCCCTCGTACTTCACGAGCTGGCGCAGGTTGGCACCGAAGTTATCCGCTGCTACATGCACCGTATAACCTTTGCCGTTAGTCAGCCAGTAGGTAGCTCCTACTGCCTTGTGAATCAGTCCAGTGGGCTTCACGTACACAGCATCGCCGGTACGGAAGCCCATAAAATGGACGCGCATATAGGCTCGCATCCAGATGCGTTGCATCTAATTCTCCCTACGGAGCTATGTGGTTACTCGTGCGTGGCAACAATCGCTGGTGAATGCTCCGACGGGGTCAGAAGACGATCCATTGCCCGCTGCACTCCCGCGTTGATGGCCGGCTGAATCAGCGACCCGTAGTTCGACAGCGCGGTGATCTCGGCGGCCGTTTCAAGCGTGCCAGTCAGCACTTCCTGAATCGTATTGCCTTGGTCTGTATCGAACATGGTATCGATGATGGCGCCGGTATCGGTTTCCAGCATGATGCGCGAACGCACACGTTTGATGGTACTCATGGTTCTACCTCTACTCTTTATGTACTCCACTTTATAAACCGCGCAGCGCGCGGGCTTGGTCTCCCTGCCTCTCCTACTGTTTACTGCACGTCGGGATAAATCAACGCTTCCAACAACTCCTTCACGTCACCACGGGCTTCCGTACTGGCAGCCCCTTCCAACAAGTTGTACTGATACGCCCAGCTTGCTTCGTGGTGTCGGTCAACCACATCAGCGCGTGCATGCGACCTCAGGAATAGCCGATCACCGACGATGGCGTACTTCGGCCAACGCGTGTAGCAGCCGCTTTCGCAACCGGGCTCGGATAGCATCGACTTGACCAGCATCACAACAATGCCGTTGCCCTGATCCGCGAGGAAGCGTGTGTGTTTGGTTCGGATCAAGGCCTCCGGATAATCGGGCCTCGAGTCCTCCTGAGGCTTGAGCCGGTCAACCACGTACTTCTGATACGGCTTCAGCCTGAATCCCGCCGGCGACATGCCGATGATCTGCTCTGCCATATCCCGCGGCGATGGAGGCATCAGCATGTCCACGACTTCTTCGCGTGCTGGCGGCTTGCAAACGATCATACACAGCTTCGGGCGGTTGGCTTGTGCCTGGCGCATACGAGGCCCGTACTTTATGTACGCTTCGGCACCTTCGCCGAGATCATCGAACACCACCGTCCACTCGCGGATGTCCGAACCCTGCATCATGCGCTCGAACACTTCGAAGTTAACAACTACCGGCAGGAACTTGTATAGCCGTTGCCCCTTGTCCAGGTTAATCAACCGCATCCAGGCGATACGCACCTGCTCGACTTCGGTTACGATCACCACCGGACCGTCAACCTTGCGGCGCATGCGAATGTCGTCAATGTAGGACGCGGCACCAGCGCGTGATACCTTTGTCGCTGAGCGTACGAATGCGAAGATATCGTCGCCTGGCCTGAAGCCTTTGCTTGGCTCAAAATGATCCGTGTTCATTTATACCTGCTCCATAACGATGACCTGTTTGCTCAACGGCAGGCGTGCAGGAAACGGCTGCCAGTTCGGGTTGTGCTTCTCGAAGATGGCTTCCGTGTCGAAGTAGATGCGGTCGACTGCCTTGAACGCGTTGTCGATCCGCTTTTGCTTCTTCTCGGGTTCCATGCCCTCGGCCTTCAGGGCCGACTCGACTTCCTCAAGAGCTGCATACAGCTCGGTGTTCTTGGCTGTCGGCACACCACGAAACCACACGCCGCGCGGATGCGGGCATTCCAGCAACGAGGACAGCTTGAACCGCAGCTGCTCCTTGCCCTCGCGCTCAGCCTTCGCCTCTAACAGCGAACGAAACGTTTGCTTCTGCATCAACGATACTCCTGCTTCATCGGTTTACCAGTGCACGGCGTTACCGAATCCCGACTGTCGAGATCCAAATGAAACTCGTGCGTTGCGTCATTGTGTCGGATGTACTTGTCCTCGGACAGAATCTTGGCCACCGCATCATCGTATCCAGCCGCGTCCAACGTGTAGAACGTGCCGCTCCACGAGTCGTCCTTCTTGCGATGCTGAATGCGGTAACGCGCCGGAAACGCTACCGGCAGCCGATGCGGGGACATCTCGAAGATGAAGTCGGTGTGGGTGAGCTTCCACTGTACATCTGCTTCGTCGACTGCGAGAATGCACGGCCCGATGGCATGCTCGTTCTGAATGATGGTTGCTTCAACGATCTTTAGCTTGCCGGTCGGGGTAAGTTGATTCTTGTGCCATGTCGGATTCATTACCGCCCCTATCTTGGAATTAGTGTGTGAATCACAGCCTGGTACTCAGGCGTGTAGACGAGGCCGGAGCCCAAAGCCGTGAACAGAAGAACGATCAGCGCCAGCCGCATGATGACCAGCGCGAACTTGATGAACAGGTACACACCCAGAACAGCAATGCTCGCTGGCAGCAGCATGTTGAATATGGCTAGCGTTGTCATTGTGTCGGCCCGTCCACGATGGCAAGAATGGACGAGCGGTAGACGACGTACTCGTGCTTCGACGTTTCGCCGATGACCTTCAGCGTGTCGCCTAAATCCTGCAGCACCTTACCACCACGCACGTCCTGGTGCTTGCGGCCCTCGTTCGGGTGCCGCCACCGAATGAACCTGCCCTCTAGGTTGTCTTCGGTCATGACCGCTCCTTAACTTCACAAGCAATGGCGCAAGCATCCAGATCTGGCCAGCGCTCATTGCCTTGAACAACCTTCAAGGTAGAGCCGTCGGTGAAAACAATGAAGAGCCTGGAGTATTCTGCTTCAACGGTTGCCACCGTCTTCCCGACCAGACCTTGTGTTGCTTTGAGGCCTTTGGCGTGTTCTTTGTCGCTTGTCATGACCGCCTCCGCAATTCACCACGACGCTCGGCTGCAACCTCACCCTCAGACAACAGCTGCAACCCGCCCTTGTTATAAGCTGGCGCTACCCGGTTCTTGAACATCTTGGTTCGCTCAACGGCGTCGGCTTCCCGTTGCAGCATCTCGGGTGTTGCGTCACCAACGACGGCCGCGCGCTTCTTCCCATACGAAAGGTCGAAGCGTTCGGCTTCTGATTGTCTGTGTGTCACGGTTTGCTGTCGCGCGTACACCGGCATCTTCGATGCAACAAACGCCTGCTCGTGTGCCTTGGTACGTTGTGTACGTGCGAAGCCTGAGGTCCGGCTCTTCAGCTCGGCTACCTTGGCAACATCCCGTGCTACCTCCTGCTGTCGCTGCAGCTTAAGCTGCTCGCGTTTCTTTGCGGCCTTGGCCTTGCTCTTTAGGCTCATTGCTGCCCCTCGGTACGATTGAGATCTGCATGTCGCAGTCCATTAGCTTGAGCGCTAGCTCAAAGTGAGAAAGCACGACCGGGTAGTGTGGATGCAACAGCCGCCACACGATGGTACGTACCACCTCACGCTGCTCGTAGAAGTAACCTGGATGGCTATGCCAACGCTGTACCAGCTGTGATTGGCTGACACCCGATTCGGTCATTGCCTTCCGTACCACGTCTTTCAAGCGATGCTCGAAAGCCGAACGTTTCATTGTTTGCTGCCTCCGTAAAGGTAGGAAGGGGAGCCGCAGCTCCCCGTATGTGTTACGTCATTGTTTACTCGAAGCGATCGATGTGATACACCGAACGTACGCCTGCCGTTTCCACAATGAAGTCGTAGTAGCGGTAGGTGTTGCTGTTGTTGGACATCATCAAGCCCGATGCCTGCTGACCATCGAGATACGTCAGCTCGCCCTCATTCGAAAATTCTTCGATGGTCTGGCGAACTTCGTGCAGTTGCCGATCCAGGTTGTAAGGAAACAATGCCAACCCGCCGTCGTTCTTCTGGTCGCAGCATCCCGCCAGAATGAATAGCACGCCGTCACTGCGGAATTTGAAACCCGGCGTCCATTGCGACGGCTTGGACACAATGCCGAGCACGTCGATCAGTTCACCGGCTTCCAGGTTCCACGACTGGGCACGACTGCCGCCCTTGTACGTGTACCAGGTGAACGGGTTGCGTGCGTCCGGCTTGTCCCACATCAGGATCGGCTTGGCGTCTGCAACCGTTGCGGTGGTGATGCTGGTGTAGCTCAAGGCTACGGACGTCACACGATGCTGAATGCGAGTCGCATGCGGCAACACCGTACGTACGAAGCGGGTGAACGAGATCGTCTCCGGGGTGCTACCTTCGATCAACGTGTCCTTAGCCTGCCTGGACGCGTTGCGCAGATGGCCGAACACGGATGCCGACTTGGCTTCTTCAGCCTTGACCGGTGGCTTCCACGCGAACGCGCGCTCCGGCAACTCCGAAAGCAGCGCATGACGACGTTGCAACGACTCGACAATGCCCATCTTGCCGATCAGACCTTCCGCGCGCTTGATGTTGCCTTCCGACGCCGGCTTCTGCGCACGCTGATACGTCAGGCTGTCCGTCTTCAGTTTGAACGCGCGTTTGATGTGGTCGAGCGACTTGCCCTTCGCCACGTCCTCAACCAACGTGCCGACTGCCGTAGACTGAATATGCAGGAAGCCGTCCGGCGCTTCCGCAATAGCCGCCCACACCATATGCGAACGCAGCACCGGCGCCTTCGTGTCGAGGAAGGCCTTCTGCAGATCGTAGAACCACTGCAACGGCCCAGTGAACTTCTGTGCCGACGCAGCCGACATGGTCTTTACGATGGTGAGCGCCTTGTGGACGTGGTCAATGTTCAACTCGCGCAGTGCTGCCGTGACGTTCTTGTGATCCGCCAGGCGGAACGCCATGTGCTGGCGATGTGTGCGGTCCATGCGCGTGTACTTCTTGGAAGTCGGCCAGTCCGCGTAGAAGTGCACCCAGCTGTCACCGTTCGGAGCAACCGGACGCGCCGGCAACGTGCTGTAGCCATAGTACTCAGACACCGGCTCACCCAGCACGTTGCGGTCCGAAGCAAACACCGTACGGATCGCGCCGGCTTCCACGAACATCTTCATCGACTTGAAGGCTTCACGGTAGAAGCCAATCGGCGGCTCGCCCTGAAACATCGCCGATTGTATGCGACCTTCCTCGTCCAGGTACACCAGCGTGCCATACTTGTTCAGGAACTCACGGCAGCAGCTGCACGTGTGATACTGGCGTGATTCTTCCGGCAGCTTGGCCAGGTACAGATTGAACAGCTCTTTTTCGCCGGTCGAACGAAACACCGAATAATTCTGCGCGACTTGATCGAACGTCGCGGCCAGCTGCGTGCGGAACGCCAGGAAGTCAGCGTTGTGAACCGTGCCATCGTATTCAACTACCGTGCTCATGATCTTGGTCCTTATTGATTGACTGTTACGTCGTTATTTACTTCTTGGCCTTTTTCGCTTTCTTTTCGGCCTTGGCGCGCTCGTCGCGGACCGCATACTGTGCGGTGGTCGATGCCACGTCGCTCAGAATGAACAGGATCTCGGCTTGCGACAAATCGTACTTTGTTGCCAGCGTCTGTAGAAGGTACTCGGTCAGATCGCACTTGGCCAGAGCTACCTGATGTACACGCTGATGCACATACTGATTCAGTTGTGGTAGCTCCATGTCAGCTCCGCTGCTTGACAGCGCGCTCAGGCAGCGACGAATGCTGACTCGACAGCTCTGGATGCGTGCGGCGGAAGTCGATCAGGTATTCCATGACATGGGCATAGTCGTCCGGGATGTGGACGTGCGTCTGGCCCTTGTCATCCAGCTTGAACTCGATCTTCTTCATCCACGGGAAGTGATGGAAGTCGCTGTATTCGGCTATCAACGAACCCAGCATGTCGTTGAGCTCCTTCGCTTCGACACGCGACGGCGACCACGGATCGCCCAGCTTGAGGCTCGGATGCTTCTGCATCGCATACGCGGTATATGCCGTGTTGCACAGATCGAGCAGGTGCTGCAGGGTGATCGGCTCGCTGTTGAGGTGTTGAACGTCGGTGTAGTGGTTGCGTACTTCTTGTGGTACCTGCATTGCTTACCTCACGGAACGTAATGGTTACGACACACGAACTGCTGCGGGTTGGCGTCGCGCTTTGCCTGGCAATGAACGCAGAAACGCGCATGCGGGATGGCACGCAAACGCGCTTCAGGAATCGGCAAACCGCAATCTTCGTCCTGACACATGCCCGACTCGTTGTCGTTCACCGACTGCTTGAGCTTGTGAAGCGCCAACGAATCTTCGACATGGTATTGCTCGGCGAGGTGATGCCCGTCCGAGCCGATGTAACTTGAGGCCATACAACGAATCCTCACATATCAATGTTGAGCTGCCGGGTCGCCGGGTCGCGCTTCATACGCGTCTCCGAGCCGCGCGGGTAGTAATAGAAGTCGCCCGTTTCCGGATCCTGTATTGAGACGGCAACGCCCGGCTGTACGCCAGGCATGCGCCGCATCAATCGTACATGCTCGATGTACGGGTCACGGTCGGGCTCCTCGGACAAGTGACGCATGATCTTGCGAAACTTGTAGCTCATGTAGACGGTGCTCGCTATCACGAACACGACTAACGCAACGGCGATGACTGTCTGTGCGGTTGTCATGTTCGATCCTCAGTAAATGAACTTGCCATCCACGTAGGCGCGGGCACCACGCCCCGGCAGCCCGGCTTGCGCGTCAACCACCGCGCGAACGTCAGCCGGTTCGTCATCGTCCATCTCGGGCGCGTCCGGGATGTCATCCAGATCATCGCCCCAGTCGTCATCGTGATCCGCGGCGCACGACTCGGCCGGGTCGTAATGATCGTCCCGGGCGTCCAGTTCCTCAGCCAGGCGATCATTCTCACGCTTCACGCAGGCACCGCACACGCGATACACCGGACCGCACGACCCTTCTTCGAAGTCGCGCTTGTTGCGCAGGTCGGTCGCGTGTTGCTTGCACCAGTCGCAACAGCCGCTGCGATCCTCGGCCAGCTGCGACTTCATCGTGGCGTAGCACTCGTCGCACATATCATTCAGCTCGGCGCCGAACGAATCGGTTTCGCCCTGCACCCGTTTGACTGCGAGACGGTCTGGATGGTCGTCGCACTTCGTGCCTTCCGGAACAGCGTGCAGCGCGCCAGGCAGGGTCGAGCAGGGGCCGATAACGTGAGCCATGGTGTTTCTCCTTTTCTGTAGGGAGGATTGGTTGTTGGTTTTACAGCGAATAGAACAGCGCGGTTGCGAGCGTGACACCGAATGCCGCGGTGGTGACGATTGCGAACACGCGCGAGTTGATGATTGCCTGCATGGTTTACCTCGAAACAAAGTTGTGAATTACGATTGAACGATCAGACCGACAACACCAACGTTGCGTCCTCGGTTGCGATCACCGAGTGATTCGCAAAATCCTTGTTGGCATTGCGGCCACGCCACACCACGGTCATGATGGTGCCGTCGATATGCTCGACGACTGCCAGTGCCACCTTGCCGACCACGCCTTCGTGCGCGGCAAGCTGATCCTTGCGCACAGCCGACACGATGTCCCCAACCTTCACCGGCGGCCGGGCTACTGCGCCGACGACCGGTTCGTTGATGATCCATTTGACACGCTCACCAAACACCGGCTTGGACGAGAACGCGTAGTAGAACGTGTCATCGAACTCTTCGTCACGACGCCATTGCGCGAACGCAAGATGGTTGTTGGCATCGAGCCAGATGTCTTCGCCGAACGGCTGCTGAAACGTGCGGCCGTAGAAACGGAAGCCCAGTGCTTCGACTTCGCGGCGTGCCTGGTTGACGGTACGTGCCGCCGTCACGAAACGATGGAAGTCGCCTTGCTTAACGAAATGTTTTTCCATGATGCGGTCCCCTTTCTTCGGTCGCTAGAATTCTGATGCCCCGTTGCCGGGGCTGTGTGGTTGATTGATTGTGTTGCTTAGCACCCGCCGCGCTTCATGCTGTTCAGCCATTGCGCTTCGGTGGCCATCACTTTCGTCGGCACATCGTTTTTCGACGGCTCGATCCAATTCGGATTGGTTACGTCCATCGACTTGAACCCCATCTCCTTGAGCTGCAGGATGATGGCTGTGCGATCCGCCGGCGACAACCTGCCGCCGTTGTTTTCTCCGTTCCAGTACGCACGACCCGCACGGTTGCCCATCTCGTCAAAACCCTCGCCTTTCGCTGCGATCAGCAGCTGGTCGTCGGTGGCTTCGTCGAGCTTGCGCAGCCGCGTCTCGACCAGCACCTTGTTCCTGCGCAGGTATTGCTCGAGCTCGACCGTCGAACGCACGTGCTGACGAGTCATGCGCGTCGGTTCGTTGGAGTAGCGATTGACGAACTCGATCTCGACGTAGCGCGTGACGTAATGCACATACACCCGCGCGCCGTGTGACGTTACCGTGCTGTTCAGCACAAGCACATCGCAGTTCGCATCGTCTGCCGCCACGTCTGCCGATACGTTCAACCTGTCGAACTGATCGAAGTACGTTGCCAACACGACCGACGCTTCGCGCGCTGCATTGAACACTGCTTGCTTCTTGCTCATTTTCTGCTCCTTTTCTTAGGGGGCTGATTCTGTTTTTCCGGGGTGATTTCCCACACCATATTTTATCATGCGCCCGACCGCAACGGGCGACCGAAGGCTGAAAGTGTTGTGAAAAGACAACACCCCGAAACCCGCATCAATAGGGGCGTTCGGGGGCGTGTTTTTGCGGCTTTTCGCGTTGTCGCGCGTCAGTCGAGAAATTGCGGTGAGGACGGGGCGATATACGCGATGGCGTGCCTGGCGGCGAGCGCGGACGCGTATGAAGCAGCGCTTTCCTCATGGTCGAAACATTCACGCGAAGCACGCGGGTGCAGGTCGTACGCGTGCTTGTATTCACGGCGCAGCGTGATTGCGGTACGGTCGACGCCGGTCCACACGATGATGAATCGTTGCCGCATGAAAGCGGCTTCATCGTTCTCCTGCTCGGTCTTACGCTTTTGCCACTCGGCGGACAGCGCAGCCAGCTTGCTGCTGTTGAGGCTCGACAGCGCACTCTCGAGCCGCTTCATCGCGTTATAGGCGATCTCACGGTCGACCGGATCCATCGGCAGGTTGTTGTTGCACAGCGGCAGGTGAATGACGTGCAACAGGTCAGCCAACACCGCGCAGTCGACCAGCGACAGGCCTTTGTTGACGTCAGCTACCACCGGCGACCAACCAATCTCCATCAGCCGCTCGAACAGCTTGTCGAATGCTGAATGGAATGCGTGGAACAACAGCTGCGGTGCCACGTCGGCATTGCGTGCGCCCATCGCCGAACCATACTTCGACACGACCAGACGCAGGTCCTTGACGGTGGTTACCGTTGCCAGCTCGGCAAGTGCGTTGTCCGCAAACTTGCTCATATCGTCATAGTGACGGTCGCTCATACTTCCTTCTCCTCGGTTTGGCGATAGCGCCAGTGGGTCACGCCCTGCATAACCACGCCGGCGTAATAGAAATGGGGATACGGATCCTTCGGATCGTTGGCGCGTACGCCGTAGAACGCCGGCACTTCCTTATCGACGTCCGACAGCCAGATGTCCACGGCAATACCGAACGAGTTGGCCGTCAGATCGCACACCGGCAGCTGTTGCTTGACCGAATAGCGCGGCTCGAACGGTCGCGACTTGATACCTTCGATAGCGTCGGTCACCCACTGCGGAACGTTGCCACGTTTGGCGACCTCGGCTGCCGCATCAAACGCATCGTTGCGCCAGCGCGTGACTTCATCGCGGCTATACATGCCCGGCACGTGCTCGCCTTCCTCCCGTGCGCGACGCAGCCCTTCCTTGACCCCTGCGTCGAAGATCTCCTGGCCTTTCGCAAACGGCCTGGTTGCAATGAATGCGTGGTAGGTTGTCATTTGATGGTTCCCCTTGCCTTGGACCGCACTGCCCAGCCGACCAGCGCGCTGAGGGGCTTCGGCGGTACGTTCTGTGTGGTTTGCGCCTGCAGGTTCTCTTTGTTGTTCTCCATCTGATGCTTGTACCACTGCCGATGCTGGCTCATCTGCATCAGCATGCCGTCAAGCGGCGTTGCCGGCGGGATACCCAGATTGGCCGGGGCAGGCCCAGCCTTGCGCAGCTCCATGCTAGTGCGTAGTTGAGCTGCCTTCGATGTACCCGGCTTGCGTTGTTTTGTCTTCGACACTTGAATTCTCCGTGGCGCAGTTGTTGATAATGACGAAACGGTCCGGCTGCATGATAGCTGCCTGCACATCAATGACCGCCGAGAACTCGAGTCGATCCGTGTACTCGGGATTGTGCTTGATGATGCGCTCGTTGGTATCGCCGTAGACGAGGGCGATAGCATTCCAGCCGAGCTTGGCTACAGCGCGCGGCAGTGCGATACGCACCGGCGAGATGCAGTAGACACCCAGCGGCATTAGCGTCGTGAAGCGTGCGAGGATCATTTGATCCGGCTGCATCACCGCCTGTTCAGCAGTGAACGGATTCTCGACCGCGCCCTCCATCGAGTGGTTGTGTGCGAACTCGCGGTTCACGTTGGCTCCAACGAAAGCGAAACGATTGGCAGTGCCGCCGTCTTCTTCGTCGAAACGTTCTGAAGCTTCGCAGTAGCCACCGAACTGCATGATGGTGGCCTTGGCGTGCACTGCCGAATAGAACAGACGGTCAACGCCGACCTGCAACGCGGACAGCATGCCGATGATCTTGTCTTCATCAGGCCGCTTGCGCAACGAGATAGCAGGCCGCATCACCATTTGCAGCGTCGGCACCTCGCCGATCTCGGTAGCGATGCCCACCCTGGTCGGTGAGTACATCGTCACGTCACCCGGAGACATCATCGGCTCGTTGTCGAAGCCCAACACGCGGGACATCATGCAGTCGCCGAGCAAAGCCGTCGACCAGCCGGCCACGATGTAGGGGATCGCCTCGAACTGATCCTTGTCGTATGCGTCCAGCACTTGCTTGACGGCTTCGTCCATCAGAAATTTTTGATGTTGCATGATTGGTTGGTTACCCTCGTTGTTGACGAATGCGTTTCTTGATGCGCGGGATTGCGCGTTGCATCCACGACACTTCCTGCTCAGCCTTTGTCTTCGGCAGTTTGAATTGCCACCGTGGCTGGGCCGAAGACAACCGGCCGGTTACGGTGCCGTGCCAGTTACTGAGGTCGGAACGGTCGGCGTACAGAATCGGGAACGCCAGCGCCTTCCATCGACCACGTTCGCGGCTGTCCTCGAACTCATACTCGGGGTTGTCCAAAGCAATGCGCGCTGCTGCGAGAATCACATCGCAGTTGTGCTTCGCCTTACCGGACACGAAGTCTTCGATGGCACGCAGGAACTTCAGCTGCGGATCGTCGGCCGCCACGTGAAAGGCGATCACCTTCTTGTCGTGACCGGCTGCATGCGACACCACCCCGACCATGCGCGTCCTTGGAATGTTGCGTACCTTCATTGTTCGTTCCCCCGTTCCCATTCTGTCGGTTGTTGCATTTCTTGCTGCTTCTTTTTCGCAGCTTCCTCGTCTCGGGCCTTCTTGCGCGCTTCACGCGCTGCGTCCTTGCGCCGCTGGTTGGCACGGTCCAGCTTGACCAGGTTGTCGTGCCGCGTGCGCATGCTATGCGCTTTGATGCGATGTGCCTCGTCCGCGTCGAAGAGAATCATCAACTCGAACTGCTTCTTGAAATCCGCCATCCGCGTGAGCGAATGATTCAACGTATCCCGGTGCCGCAATCGACCGTTGAACTTCAACACAGGCGCCGCCTCCCATTTGAAGTTCGTTATCGCCCACAGCATGCCCGCCTCGGTTGGAGCGAACACCGGCGACTCATACGACACATAACCCTGCTTGTCCGTCTGCAGTGTACGCGCTTGCTTGTCGGGGAGGAATCGCGCCTGTACGCGTCCGACCTCGACCATCAACCCCAAACTACACAGCTTCTTGCACGTCGCGGCGATCTGCAGTATCGCCGGTCGCGGGCTGTTCGGTCCTGCCGTGTTCAACATGGTCTTGAACGTATGCGGCGCGATCTTCCAGATGTGCGTCGGCCGCAAGCCCTTGACTCCCAATCGTGTCCACTCGGGAAACTGAATGAACACGCCCAGCACAGCCCGTTGCCTCAGGTCCAGCTGCATTAAATGATCCTTTTCTTAAGGATGGTGAACTGCGGGGTTGGTCGGTTGTTCGTCGCCAACCAACCCCGCGCTCGGTTAACCTTGAATGTAATCGACCGGCATGATCTTGAGAATCATGCAGGCACGCTCTTCGTTCAGATGCTCTTCGAGTTCGGTGATGATCTCTTCGGCGGTACTGATCTCGATGCGGTGCGTGTTGTTCTCGACCACAAACTCGCGGTGCGGATCGCCGTCCTTCAGCTGCGCCAACACCTGTGCATTCACCCAGCCCGACTCGGCGGGCACGATCCATTCAGCACGCTTCGGTGTTTGCGACCCCGGTTGCGCAATCGCACGCACGGCCCACATGAAGCCCGTCTGCAGAAACGGCAGCGCCGTTGCCAGCGTCTGCTCGAAGACATTCAGACGTGCCGTGAAGTCCTGAGCATTGATACCGGACTTCGAAAGCGCCTGGCAATACTTCTCGCGCATGCGTACCAACGCTTCCGGCGACACCAGCAGCGCTTCTGTAGCCTTCAGTTCGTTCATCAGCGCGATCTCGCCGGCCGACAGTTCGCGGTAGCCGGTGATCTTGCGGTGTTGATTCTCCATCATTGCTCCGTTATGTGAGCGGCGATATTGCCGCCCACCTATTTACTCGTGCTGCGGTCGGTGTGTGCTGATAACCAATCCGTTGACTTCGACTGCCACGTACAGCTGCGAGCCGTGCAGGTCACGAAACACACGAACGCTAGTCATATCGGGTTGGGTGTCGTCGTACTCGCGCAACTGCAACTTGCGGAACGCCAACTTGAGCTGAGTCAGGTACGAGTTGAGCACCACCAAACGACTTACGCCGTGGACGCTCAACTCAATGCTGATGGTCACACGAAACCGATCCAACAGCTCATCAACTGCCAGCTGGCTCGGGTGAAACCCCTGCTCCGTCAGCACCTTCTTCACGTCGTTCGCTGTCCAACGTCCGGCTTTCGGCGATTGCAGCAGATACTTGTGCATGTTCAGTCTCCGTGTACAGCCGGGCTTCGTCACCCGGGATGTCGCCCTTCTTCAGGTGAACCCAATCGACCACCGTGATCTTCTCGATCTTGGCTCCTTCCTTCGTGTTGAGGAAGTCGACCGCGTAGATCCAATCGGCTTCTTCGAGGATCGGCACCAGCAGCTCGTTCTTGATCTTGATACGCTCGTACGCCCAGTCGAAGCGCACGTCGCGGAACACGTAGACGAGGTAGCGGTCATACATGCTGTCATCGGTGCAGTCGCTCCAGAACACGAAGGCGCGATGACCGGATGGCAGGGTCGTGGTATAAATCAGATCCACGCACTCGAAGTGATACAACGTCTCAGTGTTCTTGAGCTCACCGATGAACGCGGGGTCGATGAATCGGCCTTCTATTTTAGGCAGCTGCATACGTCTCTCCTTTGTGGGGGTTCTTCTCGAGCCAGTCGACCAACATATCAACCAGTTCGAAGTAGGCCGACACATGCTTATCGGTTTGCGGCCAACGTTGTTGAACGATGCCATACTTCGCTGTCAACTCAGCGTGTATGGTGTGGGCAATGCTCGAGGCCAGGTTGTACTCGAACTTGTTGGTGATCTTGACCGGTACTACGGCAGGCAGGATGGCGCGCAACTGGGCCCAGAGCTGCGGGTTAACGCGCGTAAGGATGCCCGGGTAGTAACGCTCCATGACCTGCGCCTTGTGAATCGCTGAATGCAGATTGCCTTCAATTACGCGTACGGCATCGGCTATCTCTGCCGTCGGCTTTACCTTGGGCCGCGGCTTGAAGTGCTTGAATGGCTTGTTCATTCTGTGTCCTTGATAACACGCAGGTACCAGCGCCACGATCCTTCCAGGCGCACGGGGCGCACAACATCGTCCTCGTTCGGACCGATGACCTCATGCACCTTGGCATCCGGATAACGACTCTCGAACATGGCGATAATATCGCGCAGGTTCTGCTTGGCGCGCTCGCGCTCCTCGCTGAACATCTCCGAGTCGGGGTTGTTCGCCAATGCCGGGCAATGCTCGAGCGTGCGAAACATATACACCTCGGCGGTGTGGCTACCGAAGGTGTTGCATTCGTAATAGCAACGTACCAGTTCGTCGAAGGTGTTGACTGCCTGGTTAATCGACATGTACATCTGTTATCTCCTGGTGAGGAAAGGGGTCAGAACACGCACCAGCCTGGCACGGGCCTGCACCTGCATGTTCAACTGCAGCTCGCGTTGGACCGGGGTCACGACGAGAATCTTGTTAGCTTCGCCCAGCTCGCGCTCGAAAGCCACGATGGCATCACCGATGTCCTTCGGCAGCTGCGCTAAGGCACCTCCGTGCTCACACGGCATGTAGTACTGTTGGAACACCCAACCGTCTTTCTTCTGACCGCGGGCACCGACCTCGTCATAGACAACGATCCAATTCCACGCGCCGGTCTGTGACAGATCCTTGATGACGTCCTGAATCTTGGCCACTGGCTCCTTGGGGTTTGATCGGCGCGCCCACGTGCGACCGATCTGCGCCACCATGTCCTTATATGACAAGGTGGGTTGGTCGTTTTTCTGTGCCGAGGGTTTGGGCAAGGGTGCGGCGAAATTCGAATTGCGCATAGTCCAGCTCCTTTAGTATGCGACGGCTTTCGGCTTCACGGTCAATCGTCTTCGACTTGGACCGTTGCAGCTTATCGGAATCGCGTGTCGCTTTAATAATGGCATTCTGCAGCCTGGTAATCGCCTGGTTCACGTCCTTCGGTAGCCGGGGCATCGTCGGCGTGAAGAAGTGCGTGTTCGAGTACGAATAAAAACCACGACGTGTCTTACCGACCGGACACGCCTTGGTGTTTGCGTTGTGGTGGCCTGCCAACTTACCGCATAGCATGCACTTCGTGTTCAGCGGGTAACTATACGACTGCTCACTCATGGCAATGCCCCAATCATGTACAGCGTTTCACCTTCAGCGCCGACGTTGGTGACCTGCAATGAAACCTTCGACTGCAGGTCATCCAGATCACGTTCGGCGTTATGTGGCAACGACACATACAGCGCGCTAGCGCCCATCTCAAG